TAAACGTTTGCTTTGCAGCCGATGGTACTACTTATGACGATGCTGCAACTGATGCTCGTATTGCAGAAGTTGGTGCAGGAGTAGCACATAAAGTCTCTGTTGGCGTAGTGACTAACGCGTAATGGCTTTACAGACTTCTGGGGTAATAGATTTTGGCCAACTCCAAAGCGAGTTTGGTGGATCAAATCCTATTGGCATTAATGAGTACTATAGAGGTGGCGCTAATGTACCCACAACAGTAGGTACTGCGGCCGGTGCGTGGTCCTCCTACGGCCCGAATCATGTAAACTATGCGTTGATTGTCTCAGTCGCGTCTAGTGGTGGCGCCACCACCTATACTATGAGGTGGGTTGGTTCAACAATTTATGCTGTAAGCTCAACTAACCCGCACAACTCGTCATTAATAACAGGCGCAATTGGTGGGTATGATTACCAAAGAGCTGCTACTGCTTGGACTATAACCTACCCGGGCAAATATGGAACACACACAACTTACTATTATGCCCAGAGACGAAGAGTCACAGGTTCTAGTGTCACAGTAAATACTGGTATCCCAGCTAGTGGTACAATATCTATGAATCAATTTTACGGTGGAAGGAATACATGAGTTATACAGTTAGTGAAGTTAACACAATTGATTCTACTATATTTGAGTCTTTATTTAATGCTTCTTACGATAAAATGATAGCAGGTACCATGGATTGGGGTATGCTAGGACAGAACTTGACAACAAAAGCTCTTAGAATGGAAGCGATGAAAACTAGATTTGACCAAACTGCATCTGCTGATATTAGTAATTATAAAGCCATCCTATGGGAAAAAGATGATACGGCAGTACAATATGCTATTGCATTAATTGAGCCACAACAAGATGAGACAGTAGTTCCTTTGTATCTTACTTACGATTATAATTTAGTAGGGCCTGATGCTAATGATTCTAGGGCGTGGATATATGATGCAGATTATGTTACAGCATCTAGGACATTTTTCCTAGACTCATATAGTGTTGTAGGTTATAAAATAGGTTGTATTAAAAATCAGTCATTATATAACTACCACACAACGAAACCAGCGGCACCATATTATACTGTCACTGAAACTGATACAACAATTGATGGTAATATTTTAACTACATTAAAATTCACCTATAGTTAAGTGTAGAAATTGTAGCCTTATAAATAGAATATAGACCCGGGAATATAAAAATGGCAAAACCTAATTCAAGAAGCACCTTAATAGAATACTGTCTAAGATCGCTTGGCGCTCCAGTAATTGAAATTAATATAGACGACGATCAATGCGATGATAGAATTGATGAAGCCTTACAGCTGTATCAAACATATCATGCAGACGCTATTGAAAAGGTTTTTCTAAAGCACAAAATTACTGGGAGCACATTAACGCTCTCTACTGCTACTGCCGCTAACTTTACTGTAGGCGAGATTATTACGGGTAGCACTTCTGGGGCTACTGCAGTTGTGCATAAAGACTCAACTGGTTCGTCATTAGTATACACAGATTTAACGCACCTAGATGAAATTGCATTTCAAGCCGAGACTATTACAGGCGCTACTAGTGCTACAACTGCAGTAGTATCTTCTATAACTGTCGGTGATATTCAGAATAAGTATCTGCCAATTAACAGTTTAGTTACTGATGTTGTTCAGATACTTCCTCTTACTGCCACTTCATCTTCTGCAAGTCTATTTGATGTGAAATACCAGATACACTTAAATGATGTATATTCATTAGGGTTCTTAGGATCACTGGTTGATTATACTATGACCCAACAATGGCTATCTTTGCTAGATTCAATTGTTAATTCTGGTACAAAACATATCAGTTTTGACAGACATAAGAACCAACTTAGGGTTGACATGAATTGGGATGCCGAGGTTGTCATTGGTCAGTATGTGGTAGTTGAGTGTTATAGAATCATAGACCCCACGTCATATGCTGATGTGTATAATGATTACTTTTTAAAGAAATATGCTACAGCACTTATTAAACAGCAATGGGGTCAGAACCTATTAAAGTTTGAGGGTATGCAAATGCCGGGTGGTGTATCATTCAATGGCCGTCAGCTATTTGATGATGCCAAAGAAGAGATTACCAAACTCGAAGAAGAGCTAAGATTGAATTGGGAACAACCCGTTGATTTCTTCATAGGATAAACAATGCCAAGAAATGTATACTTTTCACAGGCCGTAAAATCCGAACAGAACCTTTACGAAGACCTGATAATAGAATCGCTAAAGATATTTGGCCAAGATGTCTATTATATACCCAGAACTCTAGTTAATAGAGACACTATTTTAGGCGAGGACTCATCCTCGGCATTCAATGATGCCTATATGATTGAAGCATATATTGAAAATCAAGAAGGTTTTGAAGGCGCAGGTGACTTATATTCCAAGTTTGGTTTAGAGATCCGAGATGAAGCTACGTTTGTTATATCCAGATCTCAATGGAATAAATTAGTAGGCCTATGGAATAACACGGTATCAAGCATCAAGCCTATGGAAGGTGATATTCTATTCCTTCCGATGACAAATAAATTCTTTGAAATTACATTTGTTGAACACGAACAACCATTTTATCAACTATCTAACCTACCTGTTTATAAACTTACTTGTGCATTGTTTGAGTACTCTGATGAGGACTTTGAAACGGGTAATACATTAATAGATGATTTATCGCAGAATGAAGCATATCTAACCTCAGTAGATTTAACAGTAGTTGGTGGAGCTCATTTTGTTAGAGGTGAACTTGTGTCACAGATCGTTGCGGCTGGCATTGTAGTTACAGGTGAAGTTGCTACTGTGACTAAAATTTCGGATGTATCTGCAACAGTGAGTATATCAAATATCGGTGTTACCGGCAGTTCTGGTAGCATGACAGAGTTTATGGTATCATCCACTGTAGGATTAGTGGGAGCCGAAAGTGGTTCTACTTGCTATATAACTAAGTTATATGATATTGCTGATACTACTAACACCTTTGCTAATGATGGTAATGCGCAGAATGTGCAATTTGAAATAAGCGGAGACTCATTCATAGACTTCTCTGAATCAAATCCATTCGGCGACCCTTCGGAGACTTATTAATGTTTGGACAGCACTTCTACCACTCAACCGTAAGAAAGGCTGTAGCAGTCTTTGGTACACTCTTTAATGACATTAATGTCTTAAGGACTAAAGCAGATGGCTCTATTATAAGTCAACTTAAAGTACCTCTTGCCTATGGCCCGAAAGCTAAGATGCTGGCTAGAATAGATCAAGCTACTGGTTCAGATTCATCTATGGCTATTAAATTGCCTAGAATGGGCTTTGAGATAACTAGTTTGGAGCTCGATTCTACTCAGAAACTAGCCAAGAGGAATGTAATAGTTGAATCACATGCATCAGATGCTACTAAGAAGAAGACTATTAAACATCAGGTTGCATATAATATTAACGTATCGTTGTATATCCTAACTAAAAACCAAGATGATGGACTACAAATTGTAGAGCAGATACTTCCATACTTCCAACCAGAATATAACCTAACCATTAATCCAGTAAGTGGGTTTGCATATAAACAAGATGTGCCCATAATTCTTACAGGTGTTACAATGAGCGATGATTATGAAGGTGACTTTGTTACCAGACGAGCTCTTATATACCAGTTAGACTTCACTATGAAAATGAAATTCTTTGGACCTACAGGTAATCAGGGTGTTATTAGAACAGTGAATATTGATCTAAATGGTAACTCAGGTGGTTCTGACATATTAGAAGAAATGGACTTTGCTATTACACCCTCGTCGGCAGATGAAGATGATAACTATACGGTAACTGTGACAGTCACTTAATTGGTATGATAAATATGATGAATAAACAAGAAAAACTAAAAGCCTCTCTGGGCAAGAATTTGCCCTCAGTCCCTATTGATCAAACTCTAGTTGACAATAAGGAAATCAAAGATGACTATGAATTCTCTCGGAAGACCTATAAAGATTTAATAAACACTGGCGTCGGATCTTTGGATGTTCTTGCTGAACTGGCAAGAGAATCTGAACATCCCCGAGCATTCGAAGTACTATCACAAGCAATAAAGAACATAGGTGATACTACTGATAAGCTAATGGCTCTTCAAAAGAATAAGAAGGATTTAGCCGTAGAGACTAAAGCCGAAGAAAACGCTAAAAGAATAACCAATAATAATGTGTTTGTTGGTAGTACTACCGATCTACAACGGATGCTACTAGAACCTGAAAAAGTGATTGATGGCGAAGTTACGGAATAGCGAGTTTGGATATCTAGGTAATCCCAATGTAAAGCGGGACGGAGTCGAAACCGAATTTACCATAGATGAAGTCCGAGAATACAAGAAGTGCATGAATGAGCCTGCATACTTTGCTCGCACGTATCTAAAAGTTATCTCTCTTGATAAAGGTTTAGTACCCTTCACTTTATATCCTTATCAAGAAGAGATGTTTTCGCACTTTGATGATAACCGATTTTCCATTGTATTAGCATGTAGGCAGTCAGGTAAATCCATATCATCGGTGGGTTACTTACTGTGGTTTGCATGTTTCCACCCCGAAAAGAATATTGCTATACTTGCTAACAAAGGTGCTACCGCTAGAGAAATGTTGGCCAGAGTAACATTAATGCTTGAAAACCTACCGTTCTTCTTGCAGCCAGGATGTAAAGCTCTAAATAAAGGTAGTATAGAATTTTCAAATAACTCCAAGATATTGGCCGCTGCTACTAGTGGGTCATCAATTCGTGGTCTATCTATCAACCTTCTATTCCTTGACGAGTTTGCCTTTGTTGAGAATGATGCTCAATTCTATACATCTACATATCCCGTAGTGTCGTCTGGTAAGGACACCAAGGTTATTATCACATCTACTGCTAACGGAATTGGTAATGTGTATCATAAGATATGGGAAGGAGCATCACAGGGTACCAATGAATATAAAGCCTTTAGAGTGGACTGGTGGGATGTGCCTGGCAGAACCGAAGAATGGAAACGTCAGACTATAGCGAATACTTCGGAATTACAGTTTGACCAAGAATTTGGTAACTCATTCCACGGCCGCGGCAATACCCTCATTGATGCTAATTGTTTATTATCTCAATCGGCTAATGACCCCATCTCGCATGGACAGAACATCAAGGTCTACTCAAACCCAATAGAAGGTCATGATTATATAATGACAGTAGACGTGTGCCGTGGACGTGGGCAGGATTATAGTACGTTTAATATCATTGATGTTAGCACAATACCATTTGAACAAGTTTGCACATTCAGAGATAATAACATATCTCCCATGCTAATGCCCGATGTTATATACAAATGGGCCAATGGATATAATGAAGCCTATGTCATAATAGAATCTAATGATCAAGGTGCTGTAGTATGTAATGGACTATACTATGACTTGGAATATGAACACATGTTTGTTGAATCGTCAATTAAAGCTAATGCTATTGGTGCTACAATGACTAAACGAGTAAAACGGATTGGTTGTTCTACTATTAAGGATTTGGTTGAACAGCAGAAACTAAGAATTTACGATGCTGACACTATTATAGAAATGAGCACATTCGTTGCTATAGGTAATTCATATGCGGCCAAGGCTCCTAACCACGATGACTTAATGATGAATTTAGTTATGTTTGGATGGTTTACTTCAACCGACGTGTTTAGTAATCTAACTGATATAAATATGAAAAACATGCTATATAAAGAACGATTAGCAGAAATACAAGATGATATGTTACCATTTGGTTTCACTCCTGATAGCGATAGTGCCGAAGTTCCCAGATTTGAACGAGACGGTGATGGCAACTTGTGGATGGAATCAAGTACATTTGATGATATGTTACGATAGGATTCGGTTATTTATAAATAATAACAGTGAACATTCATATTATGTTAACATATTAACCAACTCAATGAGAGGATAAAGCGATGGCATTTCAAGTATCACCAGGCGTCCAAGTCAAGGAAATTGATGCATCAGGAGTAGTTCCTGCAGTATCAACATCTATTGGCGGATTTGCTGGGTCATTTAATTGGGGTCCTGTTGACACGATAGTAACTGTCTCTTCGGAGAAAGAATTAGCAGAAACTTTCGGTGCACCAGATTCCAGTACATTTAAATACTTCCTTACCGCAGCGTCATTTTTAAAATATGGCAATGCACTTAAGGTAGTTCGGGTTTTGACAGGGCATGACAATGCAACTGCTCAAGGCGGTGGATTATTAATTAAAAATAAGGATCACTATGATACCCTAACGGGACTATCACAAGGAGCTTGGGCTGCAAAATACCCTGGCGCTAAAGGAAACAGTCTTAAGGTATCAGTCTGTCCAGCCAATGCAACTGCATGGGCCGGTTGGGCATACGCATCATCATTCCAGGGTCAACCTGGGACTTCTGAATATGCAACTAATCTAGGTCAAACTTCTGCAAATGATGAACTTCATGCAGTAGTAATTGATGAAGATGGGGCATGGACAGGAACAGCAGGAACTGTATTAGAAACTTTTGAATATCTTTCACAAGGTTCTGATGCTAAGAAAGCAGACGGCACTTCTAACTACTACAAAGATGTTATTAATAACAACTCACAGTATGCTTGGTGGATTGGCGTTCCTACTGGACTAACCAACTCAGGTGCAACTGTAGCAGCAACTGCTAGTTTTGCCGCACCAACTGCAGCAGTCACAAATTCTTTAAGTGGAGCTACTGATGATAATCTACCAACTGTTGGTGAGATTGCAGTAGGCTTTGATCACTTTGAAGATGCAGAAACTGTTGAAGTAAATCTATTATTTGCATATCCTGATGTGAATGCTGCAAATGATATATCAAATGATATTATCTCTATTGCAGTTGCAAGAAAAGATTGTATGGCATTTGTATCACCGCCTATTGAAGATACTGTAGGTACTTCAAGTCCTGCTGCTGATGTTAAAGTCTGGGCAGACACACTCACTTCAACTTCATATGCATCTGCAGATTCTACTGCGTTGTATGTGTATGATAAATACAATGATGAATATCGTTGGATTGGAGCGGCTGGTCATACTGCAGGATTATGTGCTAATACAGACAATGTAGCTGATGCTTGGTTCTCACCTGCTGGTGTAAACCGTGGTCAGATTCTAGGTATTACTAAGTTGGCGTTCAACCCTAAGAAAGCTGATAGAGATTCTTTGTATAAAGCAAGAGTCAACCCTATCGTTTCTCTGCCGGGCCAAGGTACTATGTTATTCGGTGATAAAACACTGCTTAGCAGACCATCTGCTTTCGATAGAATTAACGTGCGTAGACTGTTTATAGTCCTTGAAAAGGCTATTTCAACTGCAGCCAAAGCTCAACTCTTTGAATTCAATGATGAATTTACTAGAGCTCAATTTAGAAATATTATTGAGCCCTTCTTGAGAGATGTTAAAGGCCGCAGAGGAGTTACAGACTTCTCAGTTATATGTGATACTACTAACAATACAGGTCAAGTGATTGATACTAATGGTTTTGTTGCTGATATTTATATCAAGCCTGCAAGATCCATTAACTTCATTACTTTAAACTTTGTAGCAACAAGAACCGGTGTAGATTTCTCTGAAATCTCCGGCGTTTAAGGAGAGAAATAATGGCAATTTTAGGCGTAGACGATTTTAAATCGAAACTAGTTGGTGGCGGTGCACGCGCTAACATGTTTAAAGTAACATGCAACTTTCCCTCTTATGCCCAAGGCGATGTTGAGCTAACTTCATTTTTATGTAAAGGTGCTACGATACCCGCATCAATTATTGCACCTATCATGGTACCTTTCCGTGGTAGACAGTTGCAAATAGCTGGTGATAGGACGTTTGAACCATGGACTCTTACAATTATCAATGATTCTAGCTACAGTGTTCGTGGGTCGTTTGAGAGATGGATGGATGGTATTAACCAACATGCTAATAACACTGGCCTTAGCAATCCAGTTGATTACCAAGCTGATATGATTGTTGAACAATTAGACAAGCAAGGTAATGTAACTAAAAAGTATGACCTTAGAGGAACATTCCCTACTAATCTGAGTACTATAGACCTTAGCTATGAAACCGAGAATACAATCGAGGAATTCACAGTTGAGCTACAAGTTCAGTATTGGGAGTCAGATACTACATCATAATTTGGTGTATAAATAATAATAGAAGGAGGGGTTTTGCCCCTCCCGACATTATTAGAGGATAAGACATGGCTGAATTTTTTGGATTTGAGATAAAGAAGAAAGGTGAGGAACCTATACGGCCCTCATTTGTACCCGAAACTGACGAGGACGGAACTGGTGTAATCACCACCGGCGGTCACTTTGGTGCGTATTTGGATTTGGATGGTGATAAATCCAAGAACGAAATAGAACTAATTTTAAAGTATAGAGACGTTGCTGCTCAACCAGAATGCGATGCCGCGGTTGAAGACATTGTCAATGAAGCTATCATAGGCGACAATGATGAATCACCTGTCAATTTAGTTTTAGATCAACTTGATATCTCAGACAAGATTAAAGATACTGTGAGAGAAGAGTTTGAAGAGATTCTATCATTATTGAATTTCAATTCCCATGCTCATGATATATTCAGAAAGTGGTACATAGATGGTAGACTACCTTATCACATCATTATTGATGATAAGAAACCATTGCAAGGTATTAAAGAATTACGATACATTGACCCTACTAAACTTAGGAAGGTTAAAGAAATCGAAGAAAAGAAAGACCCTAAAACAGGTGCAACGATCATCGTCAATCAACAGGAATACTTCTTGTTTCAAGACGAAGGAATGGCAGCTGGTGGGCAAGGTGTTCGGATACACCCCGATTCTATCATGTATTCAACATCGGGTATGTTAGACCCAACTAGAAAACGAATTTTATCATATCTGCAGAAGGCTATTAAGCCAGTTAATCAGTTAAGGATGATGGAAGACTCGTTGGTAATCTACAGAATAAGTAGAGCACCAGAGCGAAGAATCTTTTATATTGACGTGGGTAACTTACCTAAGGGTAAAGCAGAAGAATATTTAAAAGGCATTATGAATCAGTATAGAAATAAACTGGTATATGATGCTTCTACTGGTGACATTAAAGATGATCGTAAGCATATGTCAATGCTGGAAGATTTCTTCTTGCCGCGTAGAGAAGGTGGTAGGGGTACAGAAATCACTACATTGCCTGGTGGCGAAAACCTAGGTCAGATAGATGATATCATATACTTCCAAAAGAAGCTATACAAGTCTCTCAATGTTCCTGCTCAAAGATTGGAGTCGGAGAACACATTCTCCTTAGGTAGAAGCACTGAAATATCACGTGATGAGATTAAGTTTAAGAAGTTTATTGATAGATTACGGAAGAGATTCTCTGATACATTCATGCAGCTACTTAAAACACAACTATTACTGAAAGGTATTATCACTAAAGAAGATTGGCACGATTGGAAGAGTTATATTGCGTTTGATTATATCGAAGATAACTATTTTGCCGAGCTAAAAGAAACTGAGATCGTAAGAGAACGGTTTGAAATGTTAGCTTCAGTAGATGAATACGTGGGTAAGTATATATCTAATGAATGGGTAAGAAAGAGTATTCTACGTCAAACTGATGATGATATCAAAGATATGCAGAAACAGATTGAAGCTGAGAAAAAAGCTGGTGAGCTTGATGCGCCAGAAGATGACGATCCTAGGTGGGATGATTAAGCCAGAAGGATCATTTTGTATAAATATATAAGGAGAACATACAATGACAATAGAAAATTTAGTGGATAGTTTAAAGGGCGGTGATAACGTACAAGCTCAAAAAGACTTTGAAGGACTAATGTCAAGTAAAATGCAAACTGCCCTAGATGCAAAAAAGATTGATATCGCATCTCAGATAGGTAAAGCTTCTACAGAAGAGGAATAACAATGCAATCATTTGCAGAACTCCGAGAGAAGTTTACACTTGGTTCCGGCGAAAAACAGGTTAATGCTTTTAAGGGTGGTAAATCTAAGAAGGTAGACATTGTCATATCCCAGAAGGGATCAAAGTACATTGTATATATTAACGGCGATAAGCTAGATGATAGCTTTAAGTCGCCTAAAGATGCAGAAAAATCTGCAAATGATTTTATAAAATTAATGGGAGAAGAACTAGAATGAGACTGATTAGTGAGTATCATGATAGTGACCTTGAAGTTATAACTGAGGCCAAAAAAGACGGCACAAAGAGTTATTTCATTGAGGGTGTTTTCATGCAAGCCGATTCTAAAAATAGGAACGGCAGAATATACGAGAAGCGCATTTTAGAAAGTGCTGTGAATAAGTATGTAAAAGAACAGGTAAGTACTGGTCGAGCAGTGGGTGAACTAAATCATCCCGAAGGTCCGACCATTAACTTAGATAAAGTTTCACACAAAATTACTGAACTTCGTTTTGAAGGTAGTAATGTTGTAGGAAAAGCATCAATTCTTAATACCCCTATGGGCAAGATCGTTGAAGGTCTTCTTGAAGGTGGAGTTAAGCTTGGTGTATCAAGTCGTGGTATGGGAACTCTTGTGAACAAGAAAGGAACGTCGTATGTGGGAGATGACTTTATGTTATCCACTGTAGATATAGTCCAAGACCCTTCCGCTCCAGAGGCTTTTGTCAATGGAATCATGGAAGGTGTTGAATGGATATGGGAAAACGGTATTCTTTGTCCACAAGAAATTGAAAAAATTGAGACTGAAATAAGGGAAGCTCGAGGTATGCGTTCGTCGGATATTGAGATTAAAGCTTTTAAGAATTTCCTCTCTAAACTTGTAAATTCTTAATAGGAGAATACAAAAATGTCAAAAGACGAAAATAAACTAGATGAAACTCTAGTAGGTCTAGAAGACATATCAGAAAATGCTGAAGAGCTTGAGAACGAGCTCGTTGAAGACCAACAAGTTGAAGACGAAGAAGTTCTTGATGAAGCTAAAGGTAAAGTGAAGGAAGACGAGTCTGAGGAAGACGATGCAGAAGATGAAGCTGAAGATGACGAAGAAGTCAAAGAAGCTGCACCTACTACACCGAAAACCAAAGCTGGTGTAATTCAAGCTGCCGTTGATATGTTGAAAGCTGCTAGAAAAGAAGACGCGCAAAAGATGTTTGCAAAGATGACTGCTGTAAGCGAAACCGATGATAAAGACGAAGACGATGATGAAGAGTCTAAAGCTGAATCAAAGGCCAAAGCTAAGGTTGAATCTGTAGACTTTGAAGAAGATTTGGATGCAATGATTGCAGAAGAAGCTACTTTATCTGATGCATTTAGAGGAAAGGCTGGAGCGATTTTTGAAGCTGTACTTACTAGTAAGTTAGCTCATGAAGTTGAAAGGCTAGAAACTGAATACGCGCAGAACTTAGAAGAAGAAGTATCCGATGTTAAAGGTGAATTAGTTGAGAAGGTTGATTCCTACTTGAACTATGTAGTCTCTAACTGGATGAAAGAAAATGAAGTTGCAGTAACAGAAGGTCTTAGGACTGAAATTGCTAATGAATTCATGACTTCGCTTCAATCAGTGTTCAAAGAACATTACATCGAAGTTCCAGAAGGTAAGGTTGACCTAGTAGACGAACTGTCTTCACAGGTTGCTGAACTTGAAGAAACTTTAAACAAAACCACAGAAGATAATATCCAACTACATGAGTCTGTTCAGACTTTAGAAAGATCAGAAGTAGTTAGAGAACAATCTTCGGGACTTGCTCACACAGAAGCTGAAAAACTATCTTCTTTAGTTGAAGACATTGAGTTCGATAACAAAGATAACTTTGAAATGAAAGTTAAAGTTGTTAGAGAATCTTACTTTACTAAAGATATTAGCGAATCAGTGGACGAGGCATCTGCCGTAGTAGGGAATGATTCAGCACCAGTTGCTGTAAATTCTGACTCTATGTCTAGATACTCACAAGCTATCTCAAACTATAACAAATAATCTTAACAGGGGAAACATAAAATGTTTAACACAGATTCAAACTTAATTGAAAAATGGAACCCAGTACTAGAGCACGCTGAAGTGCCTTCTATTACTGATAAGCACAAGAAGGCTACTGTAGCTCGCTTGTTGGAAAACCAAGAAATGTCTTTGAGAGAAGACCAAAGAAGCAGCCAAGGAAATATGATTTCTGAAGCAGCTGCTGCTAACAACATCGGTGCTGCTGCACTCGGTACTTTTGATCCCGTTCTTATCTCTTTGGTAAGACGTGCAATGCCTAACCTTATTGCTTATGATATCGCTGGCGTTCAGCCAATGACTGGACCTACTGGTCTTATCTTTGCAATGAAGTCTAGATATAGTACTCAGGGTGGAACTGAAGCTCTTCATGATGAAGCTGATACCGATTTCTCTGGTACTGGTACTCATCAAGCAGATCCTACTGGTCTTGTTGGTGTTAGTGATGCCGATTCGGATGCTACTATTGCTGACGAAGCTGATACAGTTTCTACTCACGGTGCTGGCCTTACTACTGCTGCTGCAGAAAGACTAGGTGTTGGCGCATCTGGCGATGGATCTTTCGGTGAAATGGCATTCTCAATTGAGAAAGCTACTGTTACTGCAACTTCTAGAGCTCTTAAAGCTGAGTACACTATGGAACTTGCTCAAGACCTTAAAGCTGTACACGGTCTAGATGCTGAAGCAGAACTTGCTAACATCCTTTCTTCTGAAATCCTTGCGGAAATCAACAGAGAAATGGTTAGAACAGTTCTTACTAAAGCTAAGATTGGTGCTCTTCAGGCTTCAACTGCTATCTCTGGTATCTTCAACATGAGTTCTGATTCAGACGGACGTTGGATGGCTGAGAAGTTCAAAGGCCTAGTAATGCAACTTGAAAGAGAAGCTAACGTAATTGCTAAAGAAACTAGACGTGGAAAGGGCAACTTTGTTCTTTGTTCTTCTGATGTTGCTTCTGCACTTGCTGCTGCTGGTGTATTGGATTACAGTCCTGCACTTGCTACTACTTTGAATGTTGATGATACTGGTAATACTTTTGCTGGTGTACTTAACGGAAGAATGAAAGTCTATATTGATCCTTATGCTACAGGCGACTTTGCTTGTGTTGGTTATAGAGGCCAAAACCCGTATGATGCTGGTATTTTCTACTGCCCATACGTACCTTTAACTATGGTTAAAGCTGTTGGCGAGAATGACTTCCAGCCAAGAATTGGTTTCAAGACTAGATATGGCGTTCAACAGAACCCATTCGTAGGAACTGCAGCAGGAGCTGGTACTAATCGTGCTAACCCTTACTTCAGAATCTTTAGAGTCGACAATATCATGGCGTAAACACATCAAGTCTAACTTGAAACGTTTAAAAGGGATTCTTCGGAATCCCTTTTTTTATGTGTATAAATAATATCATAGAGGATAATAAATATGCCATTAACTACAAACAAGAATTTTCTGAGCCCTACAGGGTTTCAGTTTAAAATAGATGAAGCAAGTTTTCCAAATGTGGGATATTTTTGTACTGCTGTCACTCTACCTGACATCTCTCTAGCCGAAGCCGCTACTCCATACAGAGGTTCAAATATCGCGTTTACTGGTGATAGGTTGACCTTTAGTGATCTAGCTATTCGTTTTAATGTAACCGAAGACATGGATAATTACATCGAAATGTTCAATTGGATGCATAACATTATTAATGATGGCGAAAATTATAAGTTTGATGCTACTTTAAGCATACTAACTTCACACAACAATGTCTCTAAGGAAATCACATTCAGAGATTGTTTCCCAACATCACTATCTGCACTAGAATTTTCAACGCAACAAACCGACATTGAGTATCTGCAAGCGGATGCAACCTTTAAATATACATACTTTGAAGTAAAATAATGGTTTACTTTTGGTTGGTTTTATAGTATAATAGTACTTAAAACAGACTATTCTTAAACCAGTGAGAGCACATAATGAATAACTTAGAAAAAATACTGGATATGTGGAAGAAGGACTCCATCATTGATGAAATGAGATTGGACGAAACCTCCAGAGATTCAGCCAAATTACACTCCAAATACCTAGAACTACTAAGCGTTAATAGAATGACGTTGAAGAAGCTAGAGCTTGACTTTAAGATTACGCTTAGAGATAAGTTCATGCACTACAACGGGAAACTATCACAAGTAGAATTAGATAGTAAGGGGTGGGAATACGATCCACTAAATGGCCTGACCGTACTGAAAGGCGATATGGATAAGTGGTATGATGCCGACCCTATAATTCAAAAGGCACAGGCACGAATTGAATACCAAAAAGAGATGTGTGATATACTTAAAGAGATCATGGAAAATGTGAAGTGGAGACATCAGAATATCAAGAATATGATCGAGTGGAGAAAATTCACTAGTGGCGTATAATATGATAGAACAGATAGAAAAACGTAACGGCCGGTGGAATTCGCTTTCACAACTAAGAGACTACATCCAAGCTAACTCAAATGAAAAGATCCTCGACTTTGATGGTATCACTTTGAGCACTAATAAATATAACTATACACTTTACAATGGAACTATTCAGTGGTCGACACGCTCAAAATCAAGAAGAAAAACGAAGCCTTCCTAGAGATTGCAACAGATCCTTCTATAGAAATGGAACTCAGTGAACACTTCTGTTTTTATGTCCCGGGTTATAAGTTTATGCCTGCATATAAAAATCGCATGTGGGATGGCAAGATTAGACTATATGATCTAAGGAAGAAAGTTCTATATACAGGTCTGTTCAAATATCTAAAAGAATTTGCCGATGCTAGACAGTATGACCTAGAGTTTGAGCCTAATTCTTATTATGGTATGGCTGGTACTCAGAATGTCATTGATTTAGAGTCATTGTTGGCTGAGGTGACATTGACTGCTGGCGGCGATAAGATAACCCCTAGAGATTATCAGTTGGACGCAGTACACCATGCTTTAACTAATGGCCAGTCACTACTACTATCACCTACGGCTTCTGGTAAGTCGCTAATCATTTATCTATCTATTAGATTTTTCTTGGAAGAATCAGATCAGAGTGTACTTCTGATTGTACCCACAACATCTTTGGTTGAACAGATGTATTCGGACTTTGGTGACTATTCCCAGTTTGATGAATGGAACGTCACAGAGAACTGCCACAAGATTTATGCGGGCAAAGAGAAATATGATATTAAACCTAGAGTTATAATAACTACATGGCAGTCCATTTATAAAATGACTCATGCGTGGTTCCAGCCATTTGGAATGGTGGTAGGTGACGAAGCACATAACTTTAAAGCTAAGTCATTGACTGCTATCCTCGAAAAATGCACAGAGGCTAAATATCGTATGGGTACTACAGGAACATTAGATGGTACACAAACACATCAGCTTGTCCTAGAAGGTCTATTTGGGCCGGTTCATAGAGTTACTACTACTAAGAAACTTATGGACAGTAACGACCTAGCTCAGTTGGATATTAATGTACTGTTATTGAAGTACGGCCCTGAATATTGTAAGCTTGTATCCAAAGGGACGTACCAACAAGAGCTTGATTTTATAGTATCATATACGCCTAGGAATAACTTTATTTCTAATCTAGCAATGGATTGCGAGGGTAACACACTTATACTATTCCAATATGTCGACAAACATGGTAAACCACTACACGACATGTTGCAAAAGAAATTTAATGAACTACCAAGGAATGCTAGGAGGTTATTCTATGTCTCAGGTGAGACCGATGTGGACACGAGGGAAGAAATTAGGGCTATCACAGAAACCCAAAATGACGCAATTATTGTTGCTAGTATGGGCACATTTTCTACTGGTATTAATATTAAGCGTTTACATAACATTGTATTTGCTAGTCCTAGTAAGAGCCAAATTAGGGTTCTCCAAAGTATCGGAAGGGGACTAAGAAAGTCATCAGACGGCCAAAATACTAAGGTGTATGACATAGCTGATGACTTACATTGGAAGTCCAAGAAGAACTATACTCTTCAGCATGCTGCTGAAAGGATTAAAATCTATAGTAAGGAACACTTCGACTACAAGCTATACGATATAAATATATAATATGGAAGATATTAATATACGACATTTTAAGATGATCAATGGCGATGATGTTCTAGCATTCATCCAACATAATAACGACAACACGTATATGGTTGAGACACCTGTATTAGTAGAGTTTAATATGATGGGTGGGTTTCAGTTCACACCATGGTTCCCGTTCTCAGATCAGAGAGCATACAAACTGGACAAGAGCCAGATAGTAGGTGAAAGCAACGTGGTACAGTCTATAAAAGAGTCCTATATTAAATTTGCAATGACCAAACGTGACCTAGCCACACCTCAATCCAATATGGAGTTACTTGAGAAACTTAAAGAGTTCAGTGATAACCTGTATGATGAAGAAGAAGATGATAATATGGACGGTAGAACCGTACATTAATAGTGGTATACCTCTACCCCTCCGGTTGACTTATATATTATATCACATTTAGCAGTAAAAGTAAAGTGTTTTCTGCATTTATTTTCATTTAATTTAATAAAAATAGTTGTTTACATTTGCCCTAAAGTGTGATATAATATACTATTATGGAGAAAAACAATGACCAAACTTAAGCCGAAAGAAAAACCACATTACGTTAACAATAGAGACTTCTCAGAAGCTGTGTTTGATTATGCTGTAATTGCCCGGGATTCTAAACAACGAGAGGTTAGACCACCTGTTGTTCCTGATTATATTGCTACGTGCTTTATGAAGATTTCCGAGGGTTTATCGCATAGACCAAACTTTGTACGTTATACTTACCGTGAAGAAATGGTAATGGATGCTGTTGAGAACTGTTTAAGAGCAATCAATAATTATAACATTGAAACCGCTACACGTACGGGTAAACCTAATGCATTCTCATACTTCACTCAGATCTGTTATTTCGCCTTTATCAGACGAATAACCAAAGAGAAGAAGCAACAGGATATCAAGTTTAAGTTCATTGAAAAGATGGGTATTGAAGACTTTGTTTCTATGGGAATGGACGGCCAAGGCGCTCAAGAGACTATGAACTATGTTGATACATTAAGACAAAGAATCAGTACTATTAAAACCAAGGATGAAGCAATTAAGGTCTTTGCTAAAGAAGAGAAAGCTCGGGAAAAACTAGAACTATTTATGGTATAATATTATGAAAGTAGCAATATTGAACGATACACATTGTGGTGTAAGAAACTCATCAGATATATTTTTAAACTATCAAGCTCGATTCTATGAGGAAATATTCTTTCCTTATCTAAAGGAACATGGAATCATAAACATACTGCATTTAGGTGATTACTATGAGCACAGAAAGTTCGTCAACTTTAAAGCTCTCCACGCCAATCGTAAGCATTTTCTTGAGCCTATGCGTGATATGGGTATCACTATGGATATCATTCCTGGTAACCATGATGTGTATTTTAAGAACACCAATGAACTATGTTCCCTTAAAGAACTTCTTGGATACTTTACTAGCAATGTAAATATCATAATGAAACCTACAGTTTTAGATTATGACGGCCTTAAGGTCGGTGTTATACCCTGGATAAACAACCAAAACTATCAAGAATATACCAAGTTTGCTATGACTTGTAATGCTCCTATACTTGGTGCTCACCTTGAGTTAAAGGGTTTTGAAATGATGGCTGGTATGCCTAACCCTCACGGAATGAATGCAGACATATTCTCTAGGTTTGAGAGTGTTCTAACAGGTCACTTCCATACCAGATCTAGTCAAGGTAACGTACACTATCTTGGATCACAGATGGAATTCACTTGGGCCGATGTTGATGATCCTAAATATTTCCACGTGCTAGATACCGAAACTAGAGAGCTCACCCCTGTAAGAAACCCTATTACTATGTTTAAAAAGATCATATATGACGATCAAAAGGTTGATTACAGCGACTATGATTTAAGTGATTGCGTCCATAAGTTTATCAAGTTGATAGTGATAAACAAGTCGGATTTGTATATGTTCGACAAATTCATAGACAAACTCCAAAGTGTGGATACATATGAGCTCAAGATTGCAGAGAGCTTTGAGGAATACTTAGGTGAAAGTGTAGACGATGAAAAGATATCCTTAGAGGATACCACCGAGTTATTAGACACCTATGTCGAAGCAGTTGATACCGATCTTGATAAAGAGCATATAAAAGTAAAATTGAGAGGACTCTACACTGAAGCACAGAACTTGGAGGTGGTATAATTGATACACTTTAAAACGTGCCGTTGGCAGAACTTTCTGTCTACGGGCAATGATTTCATTGAGATCCAATTGAATAAGTCTCCTACTACACTTATAGTCGGCCAAAATGGTGCTGGTAAGTCAACTTTACTCGATGCCTTGTCCTTCGGTCTATTCGGTAAACCACACAGAGATATAGGTAAATACCAGTTGATTAACTCAATCAATGGTAAGAAAGCTTTGGTTGAAGTGGAGTTTGATATAGGTAATTCTGAATTCAAAATCGTACGTGGAATTAAACCTAACAAGTTTGAAATCTGGCAGAACGGTAACATGATTAATCAATCGTCTAATGCTCGAGATTACCAGAAATTCTTAGAAGCTAATATTCTAAAGCTTAACCATAAGTCATTCCACCAAGTAGTAGTTTTGGGTAGTAGTTCCTTTATCCCATTTATGCAACTTCCAGCATGGTCACGTAGAGCAGTAATTGAAGACCTATTGGATATACAGATATTCTCAAAGATGAATCTGCTGCTTAAGGAAAGAAACTCCAAGATCAAAGAAGAACTAGTTGATATAACCCACAATATTGAGTTATATAAGTCAAAGATTGAGGCGCAAACTAAATACATAGCTGACCTACAAGCTCTTAATGAGGATATGATTGAGCAGAAACTCAATAATATGGAAGAACATAAGACTGAAATTGCTAGACTGTTTGATGATTCTAAAACCTCTGGTGAGAACTTGTCGGTACTACTATCTACAGAAGAGAAGCTACATAAGCAGTTTCTAGATCGTATGTCTGAAATTAAATCGTATAAGCTCCAAAACAATAATAAGATTAAAGCCTTAGTTAAGGACGCTAGATTCTATGAAGACAATGATACTTGCCCATCGTGCGATCAAGATATAACTGAAACTATTAAGACTGCTAAACTTGGCAATCTTAAAGATGAAGCTGGTAGTGTTCAATCTGACATGGCTCTACTTGAGAAGGAGATATTGACTGCTGATAAAGAAGGCCATGAGATTATGGATAGGCTGAACCAGCTCCGACAGAGACAACAGAAAATCAATTCAAACAATGATAAAATTTCTGTTATCCAGAATGAGATAGATAAGGTTCAAAAAGATGTAAACAACCTATCACAGCAAAGTGGTGACCTAAACGGCGCAAAGAAAGATCTGACTCACTATAGAAAAGAGAAAGAAGCTTGTACCGAGAAGAAGCTAGAGTTTGTTGAGGAGAGAACCTACAACGAAGTTATTGGTGAGATGCTCAAAGACACTGGTATCAAGACTAAAGTGATTAAGCAGTATCTACCCGTGATGAACCGTCTGATTAACCAATACCTACAGGTTCTGGACTTCTTTGTTGCTTTTCACTTAGATGAGAGCTTCAATGAGACAATCAGATCTAGGCATCGTGACAACTTCAATTACGCATCATTCTCCGAGGGTGAGAAACAACGGATTGACCTATCATTACTATTTACGTGGAGACAGATTGCTAAGATGAAGAACTCTGCAGCAACTAATCTGCTAGTACTAGATGAGACATTTGATAGTAGTTTGGATGTAGATGGTGTCGAGCAGTTAACCAAGATCCTTGACACATTAGATGCTGATTCCAATGTCTTTATTATATCCCACAAGGGTGATATGCTAGAGAACAAATTCAGGTCAAAGATCGAGTTTTATAAGGACCGAAACTTCTCCAAGATAGTTTAGCCCACCTTAGGGCCATGACCTGAGTATGTCTGGTTTAAAACTGCTCCCTAGCCACTATTCATGCTATGAATAATGACTATATAAAAATAAATGAAAATAAATGCAGAAAACACTTTACAAGCACACAGTTCTGTGGTATAATGGACCTATAAAATAAAGAAATAGGTCTGGATATGCAAACATCATCATTACTTCCCAAATTACTCGCTAAAGAGAATATTACCATCCAGCATGGTAACTACTCAACTGCATGGTTTGATATTAAGAACCGTGTATTAGGCTTACCTATGTGGAAAGATATGGGTAAAGATGTAAACGATTTATTCATCGGCCATGAAGTGGGTCACGCTTTAGAGACTCCATTTGAAGGTTGGCACGATAGTACTGAAACATTAAAAGGTTGTCCTAGGTCTTACCTCAATGTAATAGAAGATGCCAGAATCGAGAGAAAAATTCAATCTAGATACCCTGGACTAATCGCTTGTTTTAACAGAGGCTATAGTAAGTTACTTGAAAATGGATTCTTCGGAGAGATGGATTCAGTTGACTATGATACAGTAAAACTTATTGATAAAATCAACTTAAAAACTAAATTAGGCACGAGAATTGAAGTACCATTTTCTGATGAGGAAGTTGTATTCTATAATAGAGCTATGACAACACAAACCTTTGAGGAAGTAGTTGAGTTGGTTAAGGATATTCTTGCTTTTACTAAAGAGAATACTCCTGAGTTGATTAATCAGCCACAACCACAACCCGAAGAGTCTGGAGAAGGTTCACCCGAAGAACAAGATCCTACTCAAAGCGGCCATGATGATTATGAAAAGGAAGAAAGCAACACTGAAGACTCTCCTAGTGAAGAAAGCAACACTGAAGACTCTCCATCAGAAACCTCTTATGAAGTTCCATCAGAAATTGAGGAACAACTCGAAAAGCTCTTAAAAGAACTTAAAGAACAAAAAGATGCTGAGATCGAAGCGGAACTAGATGAAGCTCTTTCGGGTGTGACATCAAACGGTGCCGCTAACCAAGATGAAGACATATCGGTTACTGATGAAATATACAGATCAAAGGAGGAATCACTACTTGATGTAGACGACAGTGGTACTCAGCCAATCTATGCAGATGAAATTAATAAGGAAATCTTAGACCTGGCAGTAATACCTTATGCCAAACTTAAGGCTGCGAGGGATGAACATCAACTTTTAAGGCCTAATGGTGACCCATCGGTTACTAGGGAAGGGTTTGCTAAACAGATGAAGCTCCTAAAGACTAATGCATCCTTTGCAGTAAGAGAATTTGAAATGCGAAAGTCTGCATACCAGAACACTAGAGCTACTACGGCTAAGACTGGTACAATTGATGTGAATAAACTTTGGTCTTATAAGACTAGCGAAGACATCTTCCTACAGTCAACTAAACTAGCCAATGCAAAGAATCACGGAATGATGCTTCTAATTGATCTGTCCGGTTCAATGAGTGGTTCAATGCCATATGTTATGGATCAAGTCATGCACTTGATAGTGTTCTGCAAGACAACAAACATACCATTCGAGGTTTACGGATTCACGTCTACTAACCCCGATCTTGACTACAAAGCTGAGAACATACTTTACACCAACGGACATTTAGACATGGATGGGCTTTCTATGCCATTACTATGTTCTTCAAGTTTAAAGAAAGCAGATTATCTAGATGCTATGTATTCACTATATGCCAGAACTAAATGTACCCACTGGACATATGATCGTCACAATCTCTATGAGGACTGGGGTTCTACTCCGCTCAATCAGGCACTAGTTGTTTCACACGCATTGATCAAAAAATTCAAAATGAAACATCAGATTGAAAAAATGAATTTCATCACATTCACTGATGGTGATGCCAACAGACTCACTGTTGCTCAAAGGTCAAATGAACTTACTGATGACAATAGAGTTGATACCACGAGGGATAAAATTGCTATTAAAATTGACGGTAAGATAGTCAACTGTTCTTCTAGGTCTGGAAGAAGGCTAACTACTGCTCTTCTACTTAATATGGCCAAGCGATATAACACTAATAACCTAGGGTTCTTTATGGCTGAATCCAGTTCAGATTGGAGAAACCGATTATACATTATGGCTGATGCATTACTACAGAATAGTGATGATACCCGAAAAGATGCTAATCAGCAGTATAGACAAAACAAATGTGCTACCTATAATGATGTGTTAGGCTATAATGAATACTACCTAGTCAAAGGTGGTAAGAATCTTGAAACACAGGAAGATGAATTCAGTACAGAAGAAGATGCCTCTAATACTTCAATCCGAAATGCTTTTAAGAAATATGCCAAATCTAAGAAGCTTAACAAAGTCTTAATGACGAAGTTCGGTAAGGCTGTGGCTTAGGCCACTATTCGTGCTATGAATAGTGACTATATGAAAATAAATGAAGAAAACACTTTACAAGCACACGGTTTTGTGGTATAATATACCTATATTAACCAATCAGAAGAAAGAATTATGAAAATGAATAAGAACGAAACACCAACTATTACCACCCCCTCGAGGCAACTCACAACGGCCGAAGCCATTGCAGATTTCCTCAAAGCACGCAAAGCGGGTGATGCGCGCAGAGCGGCAGGCCGCACAATGAATACAGACTATTTAAATATGGTATTTAATGAAGCTATGGCTGAAGATCGTAATGATATTTTTAGTGATTATAATGACTATATCATGGACAATGCTGATCCGTCTGAAGTTACTATTTGCAATGGAGATACTCTATTAGAGGCAGCTGAGAATGGCTACTTATTAGAAGAGTTTAAATCATCTTGGATTGAAAAGCAGTATAAAGCTCAGTTATAGTCAATATAATGAAAATAAATGAAGAAAACACTTTACATGCACACGGTTTTGTGGTATAATATACTTATAAAATCAATTGAGGAAACACTATATTATGAATAATTCAACTAACATCATTGTCCAAGACCTAATGACAACCTACCCAGATCAGACCGAGTTCCGTAAAGGCGCTATCGTAGATGCATCTAAGAAGCTAGGTTATCCAATGAAGTCTGTCTATCCTCTCATTGATGGGGCTAACAGAGTACGAGTCGGGACATACAATCTTGAGACCTTTATCTCACCACTTAAATCACAAATTCAAACATCACCCGAGGCCATTCCAAAACTGGCCGCCGCAATGCAGTCCATAGTCAATGACGAAAGATCATATGCCAAAGTGGACCCCACATTTGTACCCTGGGGAGCTTTCAATGATATTGTTAAAATTATCAAATCTGAAATGTTCTACCCCGTCTATATTAGCGGCTTATCTGGAAACGGTAAAACCTTCATGGTTGAACAAGCTGCTGCTAAACTAGGTAGACAATTCATCAGAGTGCAGATTAACCCAGAAACAGACGAGGACGACTTACTTGGTGGATTTAGACTTATTGACGGCGAGACTGTCTTTTCAAAAGGACCGGTACTTAAGGCTATGGAGGATGGGGCAATTCTACTGCTCGATGAAATTGATAGAGCTACAAATAAAATTATGTGTCTTCAAGGTATACTTGAAGGTAAACCTGTCCTTGTTAAAAAGACGGGTGAAACAATTACTCCTTCACCTGGCTTCAATGTTATAGCTACGGCTAATACAAAAGGCAAGGGATCAGAAGACGGCAGATTCACGGCGGCAACCATCATTGATGATGCTTTTCTTGAAAGATTTACCGTTGCAGTGGATCAACAGTTTCCTAGTGTTTCGGTTGAGAAAAAGATCGTGATCAACCACATGAAGAAATTTGAAATCATGGATACAGAGTTTGCACAGAATCTTGTAAACTGGGCCGATATTATCAGAAAGACCTTCTATGACGATGGTGTGGATGAGGTAATATCAACTAGAAGGCTGTCACACATTGTGCAGACCTTCTCTATCTTCAAGGATAAGATGAAGTCCATTGACCTATGTATTGCTCGATTTGATGAAGATACAAAGTCTGCCTTCTTGGATCTTTACACAAAGGTTGATCAAGGTGTGGTTCTTGCTGACAGTACAAATGAAACAACTCAGGAAGCTTCTTATGAATAAACCAAAATATAAATTTAACGAAGGGACTCTTATTGAAGAGTTCCATAATTATATAAACTCAACTTACAACGCTCATTATGGCCAAGGTGGATTACAATCTTCTGAAGTCATTGTTGATCGTGGCCATGGCATGGGATTCTTTTTGGGTAATGTAGACAAATACAATGCTCGCTATGGCAAAAAAGGCGACACCCCAGAAGATCATAGAAAGGATCTAATGAAGGTGTTACATTATGGTCTACTTGCATTATATGAACATGACCGAATTAATTTATAAATTGATGACAAAACACTTTACTTTTGGCCCAATTTGTGATATAATATATACTACTAACTGAAATGATGGAGACTATATGATAATTTCAACCGACACCCTCAAAGTGTTACAAAACTTTGCTACCGTTAACCCTAACCTAGTGATGAAACCTGGCCAGAAAGTTAAGACAATTTCTGAAGCTAAAAATATAATGGCAATTGCTGAAATCACTGAGGACTTTCCCGTCGAATTTGGGGTCTATGATCTTAATGAATTCCTCTCTGTCCACAGCTTGATTGAAAACGCACAAGTATCCTTCAATGAGAAATCAATGGAAGTTGCTAGTGGTGATCAACGAATCCAATACTACTACGCAGAGACTGATATTCTAACTCAGCCCACTAAAGATATCACGATGCCTAATGCAGAAGTTGGTATCAATCTATCAGAGGCTATCTTGGATAAAATCAAGAAGGCAGCTGCAGTACTGGGTCACTTAGAATTGTCAATCAGTGGCGATGGTGGTGTTATTACTGCCAAGGTGCTAGATGTTAAAGATGCCACTGCTAATACATTCGATATCATCATTGACAGGGATAACGCATGTAAGGAAACATTCAATTTTGTGGTTAATATCCCTAACTTGAAACTATTGCCGGGTGATTACTATGTATCAATTTCATCTAAGTTGATATCTAATTGGCAGAATACCAATTACCCTGTAGAATATTTTATCGCACTAGAGAGATCTAGTAGCTATGGTGTATAAATAACATTACACAACCGAATTATACCTTGTTATGTTTATATAATAAGGATAATATGGGGGCTGCCGAATAATCGGGGTCCCTTAAATTAGTCTAAACTCTGGAGAAATACTATGACTGAAGAAGTAACTCAAGCTCAAGAAGAGCAAGTAAACCTGTCCTTACAGGACATTGCAACATGCGTACAGGTAATTGATATCTGTTCAAAGCGTGGCGGGTTCGAAGGACCTGAAATGGAAGCCGTCGGCGGACTTCGCAACAGGATCGTTAAGTTCCTAGAAGCGAACAAAGCGGCAGAAGGTGAGCAGCCTGAAGGACAAGTTCCTGTAGCTGATGCCGAAGTAGCTGAAGACGCCTAAGTAGGCAATTGAGCTAGACCCTCATAAGGGGTCTGGCCATTCGGTAAGACCCTAATCGGGTCTTGCCACTTTTTATTATTAAGGAATATATTATGAATCTCAATGAATGCAAGAGCCTTATCGAGGCTTTACTTAAAGGTACAGTCACTGTAACCTTTCAAAAGATTGACTCAGACGAAATTCGAGTCATGCCCTGCACGTTAAACCCAGTCGTATTAGAAGCTTACGGAATTAAATCTGTAGTCGAAAGCGTTAGTCCTGAATCCGCACATTTGGCCGTATGGTCACTTGATAAAGATGCATGGCGATCGTTTCGGGTGAGCACTGTTACTGGCTGGGAGGTTCTTTAATGAATGACTTCCTTTGGGTTGAGAAGTATCGACCACAGATAATTGACGATTGTATTTTACCGAAACACATAAAAGAAACTATGAAGCAAGTTGTTAAAGGGGGTGAACTACACAACATGCTTCTGACCGGCACGGCTGGTCTAGGTAAAACTACAGTCGCCAAGGCTCTGTGTAATGAATTGGGCGTTGACTTTTTGTTAATCAACGGATCCGAAGAGGGTGGAATTGATACCCTTAGGAATAAAATTAAGCAGTTTGCATCATCAGTAAGTTTACAGGGTGGCTATAAAGTAGTCATTCTGGATGAGGCAGACTACCTTAATCCCCAATCGACTCAGCCCGCTTTGCGTGGTTTCATTGAGGAGTTCTCTGCTAATTGTAGGTTTATATTAACTTGCAATTTCAAGAACAGAATCATTGAACCACTGCATAGTCGTTGTTCAGTTATTGAATTTAACATATCCAAGAAAGATTCCACAGAATTGTGCGGCCAGTTCCTAAAACGCTGTCAGTTCATTCTTACCAAAGAGCGTATCCAATATGATACTCCAGTTGTTGCTGAATTGATCATGAAACATATGCCCGATTGGCGTAGAGTGCTCAATGAGTTGCAAAGATATTCAACGTCAGGTATTATTGATACTGGTATATTGGTATCACTATCAACTGTGTCAGTTAATGAACTCATGGTTGCTTTGACTAAGAAAGATTTCAAGAAGATGCGACAATGGGTTGCAGATAACATTGACACTGAACCAGCTGCTGTGTTCCGTAAGATATACGATAACATGGGTGAATATGTCTCACCGACCTCTATCCCTCAGCTAGTGTTAATACTTGCAGACTACCAGTACAAAAACGCATTCGTTGCTGACCATGAGTTAAACCTTGTTGCTTGTTGCACGGAGATCATGGCCGGAGTATCTTTCAAATGAATCCGTTTGAGTATGTTAATAGTATTAATTTATCCAAGAAGGATATAATGCACGATGATGTGGCCGAGAAGGCCTACGCGCCATTTATGGTAAATAGAGCTTTATCCTACTTTATGGATACGGTTTTGTTTGCTAATGAAATGAATGTTAATCACCACCTAGATTCAAAGCTTCAATATCATTTTCTTATAAATATAATTAAGAAGAAGAAACGGTTCTCAAAGTGGCTTAAGCCAACTGAGGTGGAGAACCTAGAGCTCATTAAAGAATATTATGGTTATAGCAATGAAAAGGCTAAGTCCGTATTACCATTATTTAATAATGAAAGTATTGAACAATTGAAATTGAGGATTTACAAAGGTGGAAAACGAAAATAACATTGAAGTCAAGGATTGGACTCCGGCGTCCATGCTTGAAATTACCCTGAACGAACCTGATGATTTTTTAAAAATTAGAGAAACCCTTACACGTATAGGTGTTGCTTCTAGGAAAGATCAAAAGCTCTATCAGTCCTGTCACATATTACACAAGCAAGGCAGATACTTTATAGTTCACTTTAAAGAGCTATTCTTACTTGATGGTAAGCCGTCATCATTGATGGTTAATGACCTAGAACGAAGAAATACCATATCGACATTGCTATCCGATTGGGGACTTGTTACTATTGTTAACCCTAGTGTTGCACAGAATACCGCGCCACTAAGACAGATCAAGGTAATCCCTCACAAGGAAAAAAGCTATTGGGAATTATGTCCCAAGTATAACATAGGTAGCAGCAAGCAGTAGGAAAGAATGGTAAGAAGGATTTTTAAGCGATTTCATAAAATAATGAAATCCGGCAGATTGAATAAAGTAGTTAAACAATTCTGCGTATAACTAATTTGTAATTCACTTAACTGTGCGTTATAAATAACTACAGGATGCCGAATTGGTCGGGTCCGAAAACTTTGCTCATAAGAGGAATTAAAAATGGTAAGAAATACTATGAACGTGCCGCGTTCTTTATTCATCGGGTTTGAACCCATACTAAACGAACTTGAAAGAATCCACTCAGCTGGAAGATCCCAAGATAACTATCCACCCCACAATGTAGTGAAGGTCGATGATGAAAATTTCATTATTGAACTTGCAGTTGCGGGTTTTTCACCAGAAGACATCAACGTCGAAGTGAAGGATGGAATTCTATTAGTTAAAGGCGAAAGCGCTAGTGATGAAAGAGAGTATGCATATAAAGGTATATCATCCCGCAAATTTGAGAAGTCCTTCCGACTCTCTGAATTTGTAGTTATAGACGGTGCTGATCTAGTGAACGGAATACTCGTGGTGAATGCCAGGGTTGAAGTTCCAGAGGAGAGGCGTCCTAGGAAGATTCAATTAGGGTCTGCTGGGGCATCAAAGAAGAAGGAGTTCTTGCAAGAGTAACTCCGGTGAGCAGCGAAAACCCAGTGGAAGTAATAAACTTTTACTGGAGCAACACTATGAAGACTATCATGCAATTAGCAAGAAAGTATGACGATATTAGTGAGACCTTAATTAGTAGCTTATTTACAATAGTATGTGGAATTGCAATTTTAGGAATTGCACCTGCTGTTATTATTTTAGCCGCTAACTAAGGCCAATCGAATATCTATTTGACATCATGCGGGGGACGTAAAAACTCCCCCAAACTTTTAAGTACACATAAGTGTAAACTTATGCAGAAACCCCTTTACTTTTGTCTCGCAATGTGATATAATATACATATATTAAAAAGGTGACCTTACATTATGGAATTTTACACTAACGTAGCTCGTTATGGCAATATGTTACTCTATCGTGGGTATAAGAACGGCCGCAAAGTTCAAGAAAAAATCAAGTACAAACCAACACTATTTGTTAACACACCTAAACCTACACCATGGAAATCTCTGACTGGAGTTCCTGTTGCACCTGTGCAGATGGAGTCTATGCGAGATGCCAAAGAATGGATTGCTGCTAATAAACAGACTGCTGGTAGGTTAATATTCGGAAACGACAAACACATACATTCCTTTATCAACGATGAGTTCCCCGGAATCATTGAGTGGGATCGTGCTAAGATTAATGTGACGTCATTTGATATCGAGGTTGCTTCTGATGAGGGTTTCCCATTACCCGAAGATGCTAATTATCCAGTTATCTCTATTGCTTTAAGAAACAATATTGATAACATCTATTACGTTTGGGGTCTTAATGACTATGACGTATCTGCTAAGTTAACAGACAAAGAAGTCATTTATAAGAAGTGCGGCTCTGAGGCTGAACTGTTATCAGATTTCATATATCACTGGTCACTTCCTAAAAACTGCCCCGACATTATCACCGGCTGGAATGTTCGATTCTTTGATGTTCCGTATCTCGTTAATAGAACACTTAAAATACTCGGTGAGGACATGGTTAAACGATTCTCGCCCTGGGGATTAGTAGACCGATATGACGTCAAGATCATGAATAGATCACAGGCTACATATGATCTCAAAGGCATAGACACTCTTGATTACCTAGAGCTCTTTAAGAAATTCGGGTACTCATACGGCAACCAAGAATCCTATAGACTTGATCATATCGCAAATGTTGTCCTCGGCGAGAGGAAATTGTCATATGCAGAACACGGCTCGTTACACACATTATATAAATTTGATCACCAGAAGTTTATTGACTATAATATCAAAGACGTTGAAATCGTAGAGCGGCTTGAGGATAAGATGGGTTTGATTACTCTATGTCTTACTATGGCTTATCAGGGTGGCGTGAATTATGGAGACACCTTCGGCGTTACCTCTATTTGGGAATGTATCATTTACCGATACTTACACGCTAATAAGACCGTCGCACCGTTCTATGAAAACAAGATTAAGTCCGATTATCCTGGTGGTTATGTAAAAGACCCGATGGTTGGAATGCATAAAAACGTAGTATCCTTTGACCTTAACTCACTATATCCGTCGCTCATTATGCAGTACAATATGTCTACCGAGACAATTGCTAATGGTGAAGTTATGAACGTGGACATTGAAAAGTTGCTTAATGGGTACAAATTTGATAACCCAGGCAAAGGCATTGGTGGTAACGGCCAGTTATTCCGTACAGATAAGAAAGGGTTTATGCCAACCTTAGTTGACGGTATGTACAGCGAGAGAGTCGAGATCAAGAAAGAAATGATCCAAGCGCAGAAGGACTTGCAGAAGGTTGACAAGAGAAGTAAACAAGATGTTTATGCCATAGAACGCAGAATCAATATTGCCGAGAACCGACAAATGGCTATCAAGATTCTACTTAATTCACTTTATGGTGCTATGGGTAACAAATATTTTAAATTCTTTGATCAACGCATTGCCGAGGCTATTACATTATCTGGTCAGCTCACAATCCGATGGGCAGAAGTTGCCATTAACAAATATATGCAGAGTATTCTTAAAACTAAGAAAGACTATGTTATTGCTATTGACACGGATTCACTTTATGTAGCTATGGATGATCTGGTCAAGGCTGTTAACCCGTCCAACCCCATTGACTTTCTTGATACAGTTGCTTCTGAGAAACTAGAACCTGTGCTTGAAGAGGCTTATGCTAATCTGTTTGAAATGATGGGTGGCATTGAGAACCGTATGGTTATGAAACGTGAGGTTATTGCTGATCGTGGTATCTGGACTGCTAAGAAACGCTACATCCTTAATGTGTTTGATAACGAGGGTGTTCGATATGCAGAACCCAAACTCAAAATCATGGGTATCGAGGCTATTAAATCCTCTACACCAGAACCATGCCGTGATGCTCTTAAAGCCATCTTTAAGGTTATTATGATATCAGATGAGGCGACCGTCCAGAAATCAATTAAACAATTCAAAGAATACTTCTCGACACTTCCTGCTGATAAGATTGCTTTCCCACGTGGTGTATCCAACGTCACCGACTATCGGGATAGTGCTACAATTTATAAGAAGGGTTCACCTATCCATGTCCGAGCTGCATTACTGCACAACAAGTTGCTAGAACAGTACAGCCTCGACAAGAAGTATGAACCTATCAAGAATGGCGAGAAGATCAAATTTATATACCTAAAAGTTCCAAACAGTTTAAAGGAGAATGTCGTTGGGTTCACTCAATATTTACCCGACGAATTTGCCTTGTCTAAATACATAGACTACGAACTACAATTTGCTAAGACCTTCTTGGGTCCGATCGAACCAATTCTAAAGGCCGTTGGATGGTCTTCTGAACAACAATCCTCACTTGAAGATTTTTTCGGATAGGGGTTTACATTTGCACAAAAGTATGATATAATATACTATTACGGAGAAAAAATATGAACAACATCAAATTAATTAGATTAGTAAGTGGCGAAGAAATCATTGCTACAGTAGATATTCAAGGTGAGAAGGTTACGTTTAATAACCCTATTGCTTTATATGCGGCAGAAGAGGGTAAGATGGGTTTCATGCCTTATATGCCTTACACTACGGCCAAAGAAAGCGGCGTAACAGTTGATTCAAAACACATTCTGTTTATACTAGAACCTATTGGTGATATTGTAACACAATACGAACAAGCTACAGGCGCTATTATTACTCCGCCTAAGCAAGGAATCATAACTGGGGTCTAATATGCAATCCAAGTATCCGATATACATTATTTCCAAGGGCCGAGCTGAATCAAGACTTACTGTAAAGTCACTGGAAGATATGGGCGCGCGTTATAGGATCGTAATTGAACAAGCAGATTATGCTGCTTATTCTGCAGTAATAGACCCAGCAAACATTTTAGTGTTACCTGAGGGATTTAGAGAAAATCCAAAATGGGCTAAGAAATGTGAAGTCACCGGACTTATTGGTGGGTCTATACCAGTTCGGAACTGGGTGTGGGAACATTCGATTAAAGAAGGTCATAAGAGACATTGGATACTAGATGATAATATCCACAATTTTTATAGGTTGCACAATAACCGTAAGACCAAGATGACAACTCCTACGTGTTTCAGGGTGTGTGAAGACTTTACTGATAGGTATACCGATGTTAAAATGTCTGGTATGAACTATGCATTCTTTTGTCCAGCCGCAACAAAGCGGCCACCATATTATCATAATACCCGAGTATATTCTTGTATCCTATTGTCTAATGACATCTACCCGGATTTCGCTTGGAGAGGCCGTTTCAATGAAGATACCGATTTATCACTGAGGGTCCTGAAAGCTGGTTACCATACTTACCTATTCAATGCAATGCTATGTGGTAAAGTTGCTACGTTGACAATGAAAGGTGGTAATACGGAAGAGGTGTATGGTATTGATAAACCTGGCACAGTAGAAACCCGAGAGGGTGATTGGGATCATAGACGAGAGTTTGCTGAGTCCCTACATGCACAACACCCAGACGTTGTTAAGATTACTCAGAAATGGGGCAGATGGCATCACCACATTGATTATTCAGTGTATACTCATCATAAACCCACTAAACGGGATGATCTAAATATAACTAAAGGTACTGATAACTACGGCATGAAGCTAGTAAAATTAAAACAATCAGCAGTAAAAGATGAAGAAGGAGAGGAATTCAATGAGCAATAAAACTATTAACTATGAACCAGCAAGTCTATTTGTCCTAGATGGCAGCGAAGAAGAGACTACCCCATATGATTGGGATGGAATGCCAGACTTTAATCAGCCACAGGATGAAGCATATAAGTTGCTTAAAGTCCGATTTAGGAATGAAGAAGATTATCGTGAGTTCCAAGAACTTCTCGGCCAGCGAATGACTTATAAAACCAAGAGCATTTGGCACCCAGTACTCGATAAGAAGGCTAATACCTTAATGCGATATGTAGGTGAAGACCAGTTGGATAACCCAGAGATAGACGAGGTACTGTAATCCTGATGCGAGTATTTATACTTCCATATACCTTTAGAACATTCTTTTCGTATCATAAGAGAGCTTCTGGCATTGACCAGGGTACTCTATGTCAAGTTAGAGCATTGCAAGATGCTGGTCATGATGTAAGACTGTATACAGCATTCACTGATCTGCATAATCATATGAACGGAATTGATTACTATAAAGAGACTATACCTGAGGGTATGGATGTTAAGGATTACGAGAAATCTAAAAGAGGTGTAATTGCCAAAGAGCTAATTAAGTCTATTAGGGAGTTTAAACCGGATGTGATATTATCAAACTATCTGTTTAACGACCATCCCTATAGTAGACTAATGGGCCTTGGCATACCTGTGATATTCTCGTCTATGACAAACCCTGGCTTCTGGAGCGATTTAGCCTCCGTTGACTTGATGCATGATTTCTGCACCCAGGGTCACACTTTTATAAACTGTTCTGATTACCACAAAATGCGAACCGATAAGTTCTACGGCCGCTGGCCTGAAGCTAACGTATCAGCAGATGATATTTTATTCTGTGCTTATTCCGAGAGGGAAACAGTTCAACCATCTGATGGTGTAGTCAGACATTGTTCTGCAGCTAATACCGAGAAGTCAACGTTCTATATACATGACGTGTTTGATGACACTGAGGTATACACTGAGGTATACACTGCATTTAACTATCTCAATAACAACAGTAAAAATGGTAAGTATATCCAAAAGAATATGGATAGATTTGAGAATAGGCCTGAGCGAACAACTAGGACTAACGTAGACCACGGCGAGATGGTGCAGGAAATCGGCAAGTCTGCTTGTACCTTCGTTGGGATCGCGCCGTACGACACATTCACTATCACCTCGCTAGAGTCTCTTAGCCGCGGGGTTCCAGTTTTGGTGAAGAATTATAAAGGACTTCATCCAGCGAAAGAGATGCTGCCCGAGGCGATGAAGAAATACGTCCACATCTTTGAAAATAAAGCAGACCTCTTAGCCAAGACCAAAGAGTGGGCTAACCTCTCACTTGATACCAGACAGAGTATTGCCGATGCTTGTTATGAAGCAACAAGTAAAGAAGCTTACACGGCAAGATTGGAACGCATATGTGAAGGTGCCATAATAAAGTTTAAAAATAACTCAAATAATGGTTTACATCTTGATCAATTTATGATATAATATACATTATGATAACAGGTACACTATTCAAATCTCTATATGAGACCAAGACCGTTAATACCATCAATTGTGAAACCTTTGATGATTTCGCTAAAATCCTATTCAAACTAGCAGCTGTCCCTAGAAAGGATAAAACATCTGCATATCTAATGTCTCCTGCATCTTATGTAGACGGAACCACAAGAAAGAATGATAACGTCATAAAATGGGGCGGGTGGTGTGCAGTAGATGTTGATGATATGGACGGAGATATGCAAGAATTTTTGGATGCCAAATGTGGCAGCTTCAAATACGTTTGCTACTCTACTGCTTCTTCTACAGTAGAAACCCCTAAATTCAGATTGGTATTCCCACTCACTGCTGAAGTGAATAGAGAACAGATTAAACATTTCTGGTTTGCCTTAAATAAAGAACTAGGTGAAGTTGGTGATATACAGACTAAAGATTTATCACGTATGTATTATATCCCGGGTACGTATGCTAATGCTCATAATTTCATATTTACAAACGACGGCGATCCTATTAATCCTGAAGATTTAATGGATAAACACACCTATATTGAAAAGAGCTCTAATACATTCTTTGACAAACTTCCCAAACAAATGCAAGAAGCTATGGTCAATCATATGAAAAACTCTTTGACTAACACAGACGTAAAGTGGAATTCGTATAGAGATTGCCCATTCTTTCCTAGAAAGCTAGAGAATGAATACAAGTCCATTACAGGAAGTGGTTGGTATCACAAGATGTATCAGATTATGGTATCTCTAGCTAACAATGCAATCAAGTCTAAATATCCTATAACAGCAAAAGAAATTGCTTGGATGTGTAGAGAGCTAGATATGGATAATGGTAATTGGTATAACAAAAGACCGTTAGATAAGGAGGCAGAACGTGCCTTGGAATATGTTATGAGGAGCGCATTGTGAGAAAGGTGACAGTAGTAGGATCAGGTTATGTAGGAATGGCAAACGCAACTATGTTGGCTAGATATAATGAAGTCACCGTATTGGACATTGATCCAGTTAGAGTTGATTTAATTAATGCTGGTAAGTCTACAGTTGAAGATAAGTGTATCATAGAATATCTCACATCAGAGAAACTCACTTTAAAAGCTACTTTGGATAGAAAAGCTGCATATAAGAATGCTGATTGGATTATAATTGCTACACCCACTGATTATGATGCCGATAGAAATTACTTCAATACGGATTCTATTAGAGGTTGTATCCGAGATGCTATGGAATACACAATGTGTCCGATAGTAATTAAGTCTACAATCCCTGTAGGTTTTGTGGATGAAATGAGGAAAATTTTTGGACATTACGGCATTATGTTCTCGCCGGAGTTTCTCCGAGAAGGTACTTCATTACGTGATTGCTTAAGACCTGAAAGAATTGTGATAGGGGATAAACTTAAACTAGGTAAGAGTTTTGCCGAGTTGATTAAAGAAGCTATCATTCCCGACTACCCAGGCCCACCTATCATATACACTGGGACAGAAGAAGCAGAATCTATTAAGTTGTTTGCTAATACGTATCTTGCCATGAGAGTTGCTTTCTTTAATGAACTAGATATGTACGCAGAAGCTACTGGAATCGACCCCAAGGAAATCATTGAAGGTGTTACACTGGACGGCAGAATTGGTAAAGGTTATGCTAATCCATCGTTTGGGTATGGTGGTTACTGTTTCCTTAAGATACTAAACAGCTACTAGCTAACTTCCGTAAACATAGAATCCCTAATAAGATTATCCAGAGCATTGTATATGCTAATGAAAACCGCAAGGATTGGATTACTAATAAAATCCTACAAGTAGACGGTGTTAATGTTGTAGGTATCCATCGACTGACTATGAAGTCTGGATCAGATAACTATAGAAGTTCGGCAATCCAAGGTGTAATTGCACGTCTCGTTGATAACAATATAAAAGTCGTGATTTATGAACCATCTATCGCTGAGGATGAATTCCTAGGATGCATCGTAGAAACTGATATCAAGAAATTTAAGAAGCTTTCTGATGTGATCGTCACTAATCGCATAGAACCAGAAATCGAAGACGTTATAACCAAAGTCTATACACGAGACATTTTTAGAAATAACTAAGGGATAAACATGACAATTGATGAACTAATTACAGCCACTGCACAATGGCACAGAGACCGTAACCTAATCGACGGTGCCAATGATAAGGATCAACTGGCCAAGCTGATTCAAGAGGTTGGTGAACTATCGGATAATATATGTAAGGGTAAAGATGTTAAGGACGATATCGGAGACATTATGGTTGTTCTAATTAACATTGCCGAACGCAATAACACGAACATGAGAACCTGTTTGGAAGTTGCTTATAATGACATTAAGGACCGCAAAGGCCGCATGGTTGATGGTATATTCATTAAAGAAGCTGACGACCGGCCAGTGGATTCTGTCCCATATAGACATAGATAGCCGATAAATGGTACCCAATTAGGTACCATTGACAATAAATGGTTGACAAATGGTTTTGGGTGTGATATAATATACACTATTAAGGAGAAAGTATGGACATATTAGTTACAGGTGGTGCCGGATTTATCGGTTCTGCTTTATGCAAAGAATTACGTTCAGCCGGTCATGATGTCACCTGCTTAGATAACTATCATGCTGGCAGTTCAGATAACCATCACTCAGGAATAAGCTACATTACTGGTTCAACTCAGCTAATTGATGTCTATTTCCACGAAGATGTTAAATTCGATTTCATCTTCCATCTAGGAGAGTATGCCAGGGTTGAACAATCGTTCAACGATTTTGATACTGTTATGGAATATAACTATATGTCATTCCCTAAAGTGGTTAAATTTGCTAAGAAATCCGGAGCAAAGTTAGTCTATGCAGGTTCATCCACTAAATTCTCTGTCGGCGAAGATGGTAAGTCCATGAGTCCGTATGCATACACTAAAGCTCAGAACACAGAGTTTCTAAAAAGGTATTCCGAGTGGTATGGTTTACACTACACAATCGTGTACTTTTATAATGCTTATGGTGACCATGAAATTGGCACGGGCAACTATTCAACGGTTATTGCTAAGTTCATTGGTATGGTAAAGAATGGCGCAACGCAGTTACCAGTAACATCACCAGGAACTCAATTAAGGAATTTTACTCATGTTGATGATATTGTTTCGGGTCTTATATTATCCGGATTTTACGGAGCAGGTGACGGTTACGGCATCGGATGCGATGAAAAACATTCTATATTAGACCTAGTAGGTTACTTAGGAGCAGAACCTATTATAACAGAATCCGTTGCTGGTAACAGAATGGACGGAGAACTTAAAACCGATCAAGTTAAGGCACTTGGTTGGATCGCACAACACAATTTACAGGACTATATTAATGAAAAGTTTGATTTATGATTTTGAAACCCTAGGCACTAATGCTAGAGAATCCGTAGTTATTTCACTTGCTGCACTAGCATTTGACTCCAGTTTCTTCGGAGAACCTGGTTACACTTATGAAGAACTCCTTGAAAATGCTGTTACAGTTAAGTTTGATGTTGCAGACCAAGTACGAACCTACGGCCGTAAGATAGACCAAGACACTTTAAATTGGTGGAGTGAGCAATCAGAAGAAGCACAGAAACAACTTAAGCCTGCAGCAGATGATATGCCCATTGCGAATTTACATGCATGGCTTACAGCCGCCGGTAACCCAGCTGAAATCAAGCGGATTTATACTCGGGGTAACACCTTTGATCCTATGTTTTTGGAATCATTGCTAGGTGAAGTCGGTAAGAAAGACCCTTACCCATTCTATAACGTTCGAGACACTAGATCAACTATCGAAGGTATGACTCTACTAAATAAATCCATTAGGAACTCCTTTATGGTTCCCGGCTTAGAAGATAAGTTTGTTGCACACGATGCTAAACATGACGTTGCTATGGATGTAATGCGAATGCAATATCTAGTACAGGAGATGATTTAATGGTTAGAAGAACCTCTGTCTCCTTAGAAACTAGAGCTAAACAACAGATAGAAATTTGTTGTGAAACCTTGTGTGAACGCGCAGTTGTTGAAGAGTACATTAACTTCTTAGAGATTGAAATTTTAGACTTGAAAAAGTATGTAGCTGAACTTGAAGAGGCGGTACAATAATGGAGTTAATAGGACGATGACAATGCCGAATGAAAGAAGATGGGCTATAGAGAATACTAGAATATTTCTCAGTGATTTGATGGATCCCAAGAAGACCCCACGGATACCAAGTGCTGTAAGGAAAGAAGCATATAGATGTTTGAAGCATTATCCTGGTGAGTATCATATGGGAGAGGCAGCAATTCAGGCTCCTGGGATATGGGGTGAACAGAAAGAACAACGTAGCGATGGTAAATGGGATGCATAAGTGGTGGAGAATCTGGGCGAAATCCCTAGGCGAAAAGGTTGGGGAGTCTGACACCCAAGCAAATACTGTTGCTGGTATTCGTACCTTCTGGTGGATATGTCACATGGCAACATGTTGGTTTATCATTCTTAATGCTATAGCTAATCACGGGTGGGGGTTAATAGGACTATGAAAAAAGATTACTTTTATGTTAAACACGCAATTGCAATGGTAGCTACTGGTTTGATTCTTGCACTAATAGCAAACCATGCTGAAGCATTTGATGAGAATGGTGATGTATTTTGCCTAGCTAAGAACATCTATTTTGAAGCGGGTAATCAACCACTCGCTGGTAAACTTGCAGTATCTCATGTTGTTTTAAACAGAGTCATGAGTGATGAATATCCAAACGATATTTGTGGTGTAGTCTATCAAGCTAGATGGTTTACTAACTGGAAAGGAACCTCAGTTCCTGTAAGAAATATGTGCCAATTCAGTTGGTTTTGTGACGGCAAGTCTGATGTACCCGAGGACAGTGCTACATGGAATTCATCGTTAAAGATTGCAGCTAATTTAATGTATTATAGAAACCAAGATATTACTGAAGGCGCAACGCATTATCACGCAGATAATGTTCACCCATATTGGGCAGACAGTTTGAATAGAACAGTCACAATCGACCAACACATTTTTTATAAATAGGATCATGTCATGCAGAAAGTAGTTACACATCATTATGAAACCGAATGCCAATTAAAATGCACAGACAATGGGAGAGTAGTGACAGCAGATGTTGATTACTTTAAACAGAAGGAATACCTTACAGTCTTAATTGAAGGTAAGGTAAAATTAAAACTAACGTATACTAAGTTTGGAGAATACGTCGGATCAATGAGTGGATTAGAATTCATTACCGACGGCCCCGAATTTAAATTTACATCATCATACTAGGAAAATTATGAATATTAAAATGATAGGAAACAACGTATTGGTTGCCGATACGAAAACTGACTCAGTGACAACAGGTGGGATCATTCTCACTGGTGATACTACTAAGGGTACCAAACCTGGAGTTGTATTAGCTGTAGGAGGTGACGTCACTACTGTATCAGTTGGCGACAAAGTTTACATCAATTGGGCCAAAGGATTGCCAGTGGACTATGAAGGCAAAGGCGCCGCAATAGTGGATATCGCTGAAATTAAAGGAGTTTTATTGTCATAAACACTTTACTTTTGATGCTAAGTGTGATATAATATACATATAAAATAAATTATGGAGAAAGTGATATGAAAATTCCTGCAAAGTTTTGGGAATCATTAGGGCAGTATCAATACGGCTATTGGCCCGATGGCATATTTGACATGTCAATAGCGCCAAAATATATAGGTAGAGGGCAAAAGGATCGTTGTGTAGACCATCTTATAAATAAAGACGTTAACATAAACGACCTAGTGATCATATGTCGTAACACGGAAAAATTTACTGTGGAAAGGGAAGCTACTGCAGCAGTTCAAGCTGCATGTGAGTCCCTGTTGATTACCCTATTTGACCCAAAACTTAATAAAATTGCAGGCATGTATTCACACACATGGTGTAAAATGCGCGCATTAGATTTATACGCTGAATGGCAAAAACAACAGATTAATATCCCCGATGAACAACAAAAATTTTACAGTCTGTACGGCACGTATATCCGAGATCATGTCAAGAGTTCACAAAGTACTGGCCAGCAATTCACATACCATTCAAAGTCCGGTAACAGTACAGAGTATCATTTAACTATTGTACCAACTATTGCTGGATATATCCCAACAGTGAAAGTTAAGTTCAATAAGCCTGCTGGACCCGAACGCGAGACCCTTAAAGAACAATGGTTGCAAGATAACCCCCTGGTTGAAAGTGAAACTAACGGCGAATACTTGCACATCAATGGTTTATCAATTGATGATGCTATTGAATTATGGGTGAGTTAATGCAGAAACGAGTAGGAATAACGTGCTCCACCTTTGACTTGTTACACTCGGGCCACGTCATGATGTTGAGAGAGGCAAAGACTGTCTGCGATTACTTAATCTGTGCTCTACAGAATGACCCGTCGGTCGACCGGCCAAACAAAAACCAACCAATTCAAAACATTGTCGAAAGACAAGCTCAACTATCGGCTATTAGATATGTGGACGAGATCCTAGTGTATAATACCGAAGAGGAGTTGATGGATATTCTAGGCATGTATCAGATAGATGTCAAGATTATGGGTGAAGAGTATAGAGATAAAGACTTCACTGGGAGAGATTTGTGTAAACAACGAGATATTGATTTCTACTTTAATAAAAGAGATCATAGGTTCTCCTCTTCCGATTTACGAAAAAGAGTTGTAGAAAACACTTTACAAACTGATTAAAGCCTGTTATAATATACACATACATAAAAAAGAGGAGAGATATGCCAAGCATCAATTTAACGCCTAGGGTAAACACGAACCCCAAGGATAAGCGACCACAAAAAGAAATGCCCTTTGAAGTTGCATTACGCAAATTTAAGAAGGCTGTTGACCGAGCAGGTACTCTGCAAGATGTTCGTAGGAAGGAATATTACGAAAAGCCTACATGGAAGAAGAAACGCAAGAAGGCAGAGGCCAAAGCTAGAACCAAGAAAGAGGAACGCATGTCGGGAAACTTTCAACCTAGGAGAAAATATTAATGTCTATAATGGATAAACTAAAAAAGAACTCTAAGATTAAAACTACAGATATACTGTCTGATAGTATTTTCTTCGGCGAGAAAACCTCAGTTAAAACTGAAGTACCTATGATTAATGTTGCACTATCGGGCGATCCCGAAGGTGGACTCACATCTGGTCTTACTGTATTGGCTGGGCCATCTAAACACTTTAAGACATCATTTGCCTTATTAATGGCAAGTGCTTATCTCAAAGAACATAAAGATGCTGTAATGCTATTTTATGATTCCGAGTTCGGATCACCACAATCATACTTTGAAGCCTTTGGCATTGATACCACACGTGTTCTTCACACACCTATTACGGATGTGGAACAACTAAAGTTTGATCTGGTAGGCCAATTAGATAACATTGATCGTAAAGATAAAGTGATTATTGTCATTGATTCGATCGGTAACCTTGCTTCTAAGAAAGAACTAGAAGACGCCTTGAATGAAAAATCAGTTGCTGATATGTCCAGAGCTAAGGCTATTAAGGGACTATTCCGTATGGTTACCCCATACCTGACAATGAAAGATGTCTCTCTATTGGCAATCAACCATACGTATCAAGAAATGGGCCTGTTCCCTAAAGCAGTTGTTTCAGGTGGCACGGGTATTTACTACTCAGCCGATAACATCTGGATTATTGGTCGTAGACAGAACAAGACTGGCATGGAGGTTACGGGATATGATTTTATTATCAATGTTGAGAAGTCTCGAATGGTTAAAGAGAAATCTAAGATCCCAGTATCTGTATCTTGGGACGGTGGTGTTGAACGTAACAGTGGTCTTCTTGAGATTGCTATTGCTGGTGGGTTTGTCATTAAACCTAGTAATGGTTGGTACAATGTTGTTGACCAAGAGACTGGTGAAGTGGTGGAACCAAAGGTAAGAGAGAAGCAAACTAGAACGGACGAGTTCTGGAAACCTATTGTTAATACTGCTAAGTTCAGAGAATTTCTGATCAACCAGTATCAGATTGGACATAAATCACTTATTGACTTTGATCCGGAGCAGATCTAATGACAGGTATCTCTGAGTATGATTATAGTTTCGTTGAGAATGATTCTTCTGAATTCTATGGCATCAAGCTTAAAGGTAGTTCACCCTATGCTGGGGTAGTAGTTGTATATGGCACGGTATCAATTAAGGAGAGTGAGGACGCGGATTTCGCCACTCTCTCTTTTTCATATAACGTGCAAGAGCCCGGGACATTTAATGCTGATGAATTAGAAAAAAGCGAAGAGTTTAAAAACTATCTAGGTGATTTACTTAGTGTTATTATTAATACACACGTAGAGGAAAAAAGTGGAAATAGCGAATCAACTACCGACACACATTCTTAATCACTTATTAAATAATGAGGATTATTGCAGACGTGTAGTACCATATCTGCAGAAGGAATACTTTGATGGCACACATAAAACTGTCTTTGATTTGATAGTTAAGTTTGTTGCTAAACATAACAAATTACCAACCAGTAAAGTCCTTGACCTAGAGCTTAGAAAGATTGACGCGCCAGATGATGTTTTAAACAACGCTGCTAAGTTGATAGGTGAGATCAAAGTTAAATCTGATATTGATACAGAATACCTTATTACTGAGTCGGAGAAGTGGTGTAAGGATAAGGCGGTATATAATGCTATAATGGATTCGATTCAAATTATTGACGGCAAAGATACTGAAAGAAGTGATGGTGCTATACCTGAAATTTTATCAAAGGCTCTTGGTGTCTCATTTGATCAGGCCATCGGCCACGATTACATTGACAATGCTGACGACAGATTTGAATTCTATAATCGAGTCGAAGACAAGATACCATTTGATTTGGAATACTTCAATAAGATCACTAAGGGTGGCTTACCCAATAAAACCTTGAATATTGCCTTAGCAGGTACGGGTGTGGGTAAGTCACTATTTATGACTCATTGTGCATCCCATGTACTAGAACAGGGTAAAAATGTATTATATATCACGCTGGAAATGTCCGAAGAAAAGGTCGCAGAAAGAATAGATGCTAACTTAATGGACGTACCCATTCAGAACTTAGATACGATGCCTAAAAACGTATTCGATACTAAGATTCAAAAGATTGCTGGTGCTTCCATAGGTAAGTTGATCATTAAAGAGTATCCCACAGGGTCTGCTCATGCTGGTCACTTTAGAGCATTGCTTAATGAATTGAAGCTTAAAAAGAACTTTATGCCTGATATGATTTATATTGACTACCTAAACATCTGTTCATCAAGTCGTATGAAAGGGATGGGTGGAAGTATAAATAGTTATACCTACATTAAGGCTATTGCAGAAGAATTACGAGGCCTTGCTGTAGAGTTCGATGTTCCTATTATGAGTGCTACTCAGACCACAAGAAGTGGATTTGGTAATACTGATGTAGGGTTAGAAGACACATCGGAATCATTTGGATTACCTGCAACGGCTGACCTTATGTTTGCTCTTATATCTACAGAGGAACTGGAAGAATTAGGCCAGATCATGGTGAAACAATTGAAAAATCGGTACAATGACGTTAGTTACTATAAGAGATTTGTAGTAGGCATTGACCGTTCCCGCATGAAATTATATGATGTAGAAGAATCAGCTCAGTCCGACATTATGTCAGATTCGAGTATACCCGATAAACCAATTGCAACGTGGGGTAATAATGATTCCAAAGACACGTTTGCAGACTTTAAAATATAGGAGATAAATATGGATATGATAACTAACTGGGTAAAAGATAGACTACCCGAAAGAACATCATGGGATGGAGCTACACTAATTGCAATTTGCGGTGGGGTAATTCTATTCGGTGGTATAGCTAAATTAGTTGCTTGGGCAGGACTAGCTTGGGGTATTTACACATTGGTACAAAAAGAGGCTTAACTATAATATGTTCAATGCGAGACTTATATCATATAGTCAACCACCTGCAGACAGTGATCTTAACGAAGACCTTCTCCAGATGGTTGCATATTGTGCTAGGGTATCAAACCCAGACAATCAACAAAACGAAGTAACTTCGGAAAAACTAGTTAAATATCTAATGAAACATAAACACTGGTCACCACTTGAAATGGTGTCGGTTTGTATGGAAGTAGAAACCACTAGGGACATTGCACGTCAGATGCTACGTCACCGAAGCTTTAGTTTCCAAGAATTCTCTCAACGATATGCCGACCCTACTAAAGAGTTGTCATTTGTCCGAAGAGGGGCTCGAATGCAAGATCCTAAGAATAGACAGAACAGTATTGATGCTGCAAATGTTGAACTCCAAGATCAATGGGATATGAGGCAGCAGGCAGTAATTCATGCCGCTACTGATGCCTATAGTTGGGCAATCGAAAATGGTATTGCTAAAGAACAAGCTAGGGCCGTCTTGCCCGAAGGTAACACCGTAAGCAGATTATACATGAATGGTACACTTAGGTCGTGGATTCACTACTGTGATTTACGTATGGCCAATGGTACTCAACGTGAGCATATGGACATAGCCAAGGCTTGTGCTGAAGTTATATATAAAGTATTCCCCGTAGAAATTAACTAAAATTCGCGCCCTTAGCTCAATCGGATAGAGCAACGGCCTTCTAAGCCGTAGGTTTCAGGTTCGATTCCTGAAGGGCGCACCAAATAAGGAACATAAGGTGTTATACATTGATTACAAATTTGAAATCACAGACGAAGGTATCCATTTCGTAGATGAGGACAATGAATGGGAGAAGAATCAGGTGTTGAAGATGCCCAAAGGGTATCAACTAGGTGATAAATTTGAGTTAACTAGTACTCCATCGGGTAATATATTTTTAAAAAGATGTAAATAAGTGTTGACAAGAGTGTTTTAGTGTGATATAATATACTCTTATTAAGTGATTAGGAACTACATTATGGTATTAAAGGCTTTTAAAGAAATAACATCATGGGATGAAGTCGGCTACAAAGTGCTGAATCATACCTATATCCTGAACGACCAAGGCCATTGCGTTGGTTTCCGTTCAACCGTATCAAAGAAATACACCCAGTTCACCAAACCTATGAAGGGCTTCTCAAAGTCGAGAAGAAAATTCATAGAACTAAAACCCGCATCAAAATATATGGAGAATGCAGCATGAGCAATATTATTATCCCGAGCAGTCCAGCAGACATTGCTAAGATTAAAGGGGCAATGCAAGAAATTAGTAACTCGTACAGCCGACAAGAATCCGAACGAGAGTTTGTTAAAGAGGCTATTATGGATCTAGCAGATGCAGTTGATGTACCTAAGAAGGTATTAGGTAAGATGGCTCGAATATTCCATAAGCAAAACATGGCAGAACTTCTTGGTGAGATTGAGGATGTTGAAGCTTTGATGGAAGCGCTCTAAATGAAAGATAAGTTTAAATATGCATTTATGGACACCGCGTCCATATTTGCGCGTTTAAGTACGGCCAAGAGAGCTCAAGTTGGTGCGATTATTGTGAAAGATGATCGCATCATCTCTATCGGCTATAATGGTATGCCTAGTGGTTGGACTAACGAGTGTGAAGATCATGTTCCATTTACTGGTCGACCCACTAAAGATTCACTTAAAACTAAACCAGAAGTCATTCACGCCGAATCAAATGCTATTTCAAAAGTAGCAATGAGTTCGGAAAGTTCAAAGGGTGCTGCACTATTCTGCACTCACATGCCTTGCATTAATTGTGCTAAATTGATATACCAGAGTGGGATTACCCACGTGTATGTAAAGACTGATTATATTGCGGCTGTTGGTGTCGGCCGGGAATTCTTAGAAAACTGTGACATTATATTGGAGTTTGTAAATGACAAAATCAACCGCATATAGAGTAATTGCTCAAACACCCGAAGGTGAGCTTCTTGCAGATTATATTTTTGCAGATCTAGAAGCCGCAACAGTATTTAAAGACAGAATGGAAGAAAACGGCAATACTGCTTCAATATCTGAAAGAGGTGTATAATGGATCCTTTAGCAATTATATTCATGTTTTGTGGAACAGGCCTAGCGTATACTTCATACACTATTGGTATTAAGGAAGGCGCCAAAAGGATGCTTGATAAATTGGAAGAAATTAAAATTGTCAATGTTGATAAAGATGGGGCTGTAACGCCTAACTGTGGCGAGAGGTAAAATTAAGATTTTTTTTATTATAAATAGATATACATTAACACTTTTTTGTGGTATAATAGTATTTTATAGGAGTTATAATGAAAAAGTTTGTTCAACACAGAAGAGAACAAGTCCGCGAAGATTTACAGAATCTCGAATTTTCGGGCAATGAAAAGAAGTTTGCCCTGGACTTGTTATCAGATATAGACGATGCTATTGGATCAATTAACTCTGAAATCGAATATGATACAAGACCTAAGAAACAAACTGGCTCAAGGTTAGCCATATCACAACTAATTGATGATAAGAGTAGAGAGAAGTTTACTGCTCTAGCCAACCAACTTATTGATGCTCACCCCGAATTGTCCAGAGGCAAAGTCCCGGGATCCAGAAAAGAAAAGGATTATGCAATCCAATATGACGGTTTAAGTAAAACCATCTATGTGAATGTACGGCCCTCGGGTAAACAAAGTTCCTTTGGAGATGATCCAAACGAATTAATGACTGCAATTCTATGCACTCTTCCCTCTAATGTTATCAAGACTGTTCCTACTAATTCTAATGAAATGGATTTACTAATTGAACTTGTCGGTAGTAAATTAAAAAATGTCAAAGGTGCTAAACAAGGCCAAATTGATTCATTAGTGGGCGACTATGGTAATATGTGTCAAGCCATATCAGCTGCTAAGGTGATACATGATAATGGTTGGGATAACTCCGATATCGCTTATCTCACAGGCCAAGCTTGGGATGATGATGTCACTGACTTTCAGGTGACCAAATATGGCATGAAGGATTTCAATTCATCTGATTTCATATTAAGCAAGGGCAAGAAATATCTTGGGGTTTCACTAAAGAAAAAGAAACGAACAACAGAAACTGATCCTACCTTGATCAATAAAGCATTCACTAGTATGTTAACTAGTTCACCTGAGTTAATAAAAGTCCGAGCTGGTATAGAACAAGATGCTGGAGATTTCTACTTGCATGTTATTAAATTAGCTGCTAGACTTAAGGTCCTATCTCCAGATATGATTAAGGATATGAAGAAAGATAAACCCACAAATAAAAACTGGAAACAGTATATCCAAAGAATTCCTAATGCTTTAATCAATAGAGTATTAAAGGGGAAGAGAACATTATTCGCCACTATGGGTAAGACTATAATTGATAATAGTGACCTCATTGCAAACCAGTTGGTGCAGTTAATATTTAAAGCTGACTTAAAGGACTTGCAAAAGGTTGATTTTGATTTTACCTTAGTAACAGGAATAGGAGACTACGGCCCTAAAAAAGGAGTAGTAGTTGAGACAGGTGAATATAAAAACATCGACTCAGTGACTAGTCAATTAGATGAGCTATTCTCTGGTGGTGAACCGGCAATCATATTTACACCAGGTGCTAAACAAGCATTCGAACCTGGTGCAAAGGCTGCTAACTTAAAGTTCGATTTAAAAATTGGTACGGTGACTATATGTAATATCATATTAAGATATAAGGGTTCATTTACATCGGCCCCCAATTTCAATGCTGTAATGACAAAAGAATTTAAGAGTATGTATAAATGAAAACTTTAAAAGGACACTTGCACGAAGCCGCTAGTAAAAACACCGGCCACATGACCCATATTGAGGATTTAATTATTGATGGTGGAGTAAGTGGTGCCAGGCAAGCCATTCTAGCTCTGAGATCATTACGAGATATGTTATCGGGTAGTTCAAAGTCCTCGGTTGACGTTACGGTTAAATGGGACGGAGCACCGGCAGTCTTTGCTGGAGAAGATCCATCTGATGGAGAATTCTTTGTTGCTAAGAAAGGAATCTTTAATGCTAACCCTAAAATATATAAGTCTCATGCTGACATAGACGCAGATACTTCAGGTGACTTATCCAAGAAATTAAAAATGGCATATGATTATATCAAACCTTTAGGTGTTAAGGGTGTAATCCAAGGTGACTTCATGTTTGATAAGAGTGACCTCAAGACTGAAATAATTGATGGAGTCAAACACATTGTATTTCATCCCAATACTATTGCTTATGCAGTGCCTAAGGGATCTGATCTCGCCAAAACAATTGAAAGAGCTAAGATCGGGGTTGTGTGGCACACAATTTATACTGGGGACTCGTTTGAAACAATGCAAGCTTCCTTTGGTAAGTTAATTGTGCCTAAATTGAAATCATCTAACGACGTATGGATGCAAGATGCTACACTGGACGATTTATCCGGTACGGCAACACTCACAGCAGATGAAACTGCTAGTATAAACGCACATTTATCTGAAGCTGGTAAACTGTTTAGACAAGTATCAGCTCCAATTCTGAAAGAGCTACAGGCCAATAAAGAATTAAACTTAGTTATTAATGTGTGGAATAATAAAATGGTGCGCGACGGCGCAAGGATAACCAACACTAAATCTCATGTTACAGGTCTAATAAAGTTTGTTAAAGACCGATACGCAAAGGAGATAGATAAGCGTTCTTCTCAAAAAGGTAAATCTGCTCAAATTACAAAACGTGATGAATTGTTGAAGTTTTTTAGTAGTTCCAACCAATCTAACTTACAAAAAGTCTTCGATTTACAGAATAGTGTGGTGGATAGTAAATTAATTATTATAAATAAACTTAACAAACTAAGTAAAATATCTACGTTTGTTAAGACTAAATCCGGATTTAAGGTTACCAACCCCGAAGGTTTTGTAGCTATAGATCGTATGGAAGGTGGAGCTGTTAAACTTGTGGACAGAATGGAATTTTCTGCAAACAACTTTAGCAAAGATATTATAAAAGGTTGGGATAGCCCCAACTAAATGGAACCGAGGATACTATGTTAACATTCAAAGAGCACTCAGGCGTTACTGAAGCCATGTCAATGGCCCAGCGCCAAAAAGCTAAGGCTACCTTTAGGAAGAATAAAGGTAAAATAGCCCTGGGCCGAAAAAAGGCTGCCAAGCGTGCAGCTACCCCCGAACAATTAAAATCCCGTGCCATTAAAGCTGCCAGAAACCTTCTGACACAAAAGATCCTAAAAGGTAAGAGTAAGGACGAGTTATCCTTTCCAGCGCGTGAAGCACTAGAAAAGAAACTAGATAAAATGAAAGGTAAGATAGCGGCAATAGCTAAGAAGTTACTGCCTAAAATCAAAGCTGCAGATAAGGCCAAGCTGCAGAAGAATAAAGATGCTTCCGAAGGAATTATATAATGAGTATAAAAGGTTTTAGTGAATATATCGCAGAAGCAAAGGGTGAAATCACGTTTGTTTTTGGCAGGTTTAATCCCCCAACAAGTGGCCATGAAAAACTTTTCAATAAGTTGAAAGAAGTATCCAGTGGCTCATACCGCATATATGCTTCCAAGTCTCAGGATGCTAAAAAGAATCCTCTATCATTTAAAGATAAAATCAAGTTCGTGCGAAAGATGTTCCCTAAACATGCTAGAAGTGTTATGGCAGATAATGATGTCAGACACGTTATGGATATTGCTACTAAATTATACGACCAAGGTTATACTGCAGTCCAAATGGTTGCTGGGTCTGATAGAGTTAACGAATTCGAGATTCTATTAAACAAGTATAACGGAGTTAAATCTCGGCACGGGTTTTATGAATTCAAAGATGGAATTAAAGTCATCTCTGCCGGAGAAAGAGATCCCGATGCAGAAGGTGTTTCAGGTATGTCCGCATCAAAAATGCGACAAGCTGCAGGTGAAGGTTCAATTCAAACATTTGCTAAAGGTGTTCCTTCCGGCGCAGATCCTAAAGAATTATATAAAGCAGTAAGAAAGGGAATGGGTCTTACATCAGAAGCCAAGAGAGAGCACATTGAACTACCTAAGGTATCAGATACCCGAGAGGACTATGTTGAGGGTAAACTATTCAAGGTAGGTGATGAAGTAGTGCTTAAGGAAACATCAGATGTTGGTAACATTCTAGTTTGTGGGACTAATTATCTAGTGGTTGAGTTCGGCGCTTGGAAGAAAAGAGTGTGGCTAGATCAAGTTGAATTGGTTGAGAATTGTGGTGGAGTTGGTGAAAAGAAAGTCACTGACAAGTATAAGACAGTTACCCCATCTGAAACGCCACAACGAAATGTACTCAAATCATTTAGTGATATGACAAAAGACATGAATGAGAAAGGGTTGTGGGACAATATCCGTAAGAAAAAGAAGAGCGGTAAAAAGATGAACCCTAAGGGACATCCGGATGCTCCAACTGATGCTGAAATTAAATCTGCCCAAGGTAAGAAATGAAAACATTTTTAGAGCAAACAGGAATAGAAGAGGCACCATTAGTAATGGCTGATAATGACATTGCTAAATCTATTGCAGTGAAACTTATACCAGTAATTGCGGCCGCATTAAAGAAGGGTGATGTTGAATTTGTTAATAACCTAGCAAGACATGTTAAGTATAAAGTGTCTAAGGACAAACAGGCCAAAGGCAAAACTTACAGATACGATCTTAAATAATGGATACATTCAAAGAACATTTTAATTTAATGGAAGGTGTTAATGATCCTTCTATATTTAAAGCAGTATTTCTTGCAGGCGGCCCGGGTTCGGGTAAGTCATTTGTTGTAGGTAAGACTGCTCTGAAAGCACTAGGGTTTAGATTAATTAACTCTGATGATGCTTTTGAAAAGGGCTTGAAAAAGGCAGGCCTTACTACTGACCCAGAGGATATTGCATCCGCGCAAGGTCAGGCAGTAAGAGCAGGCGCTAAAGCATTAACTGGTAAAATAATGACCAGAGCTTTAGAGGGTAGAATGGGTATCGTAGTAGATGGTACTGGTAAAGACTACGCAAAGATTAAGAAACAAGTTGATGAGGTACGAAAATTAGGATATTCTGTGCACATGATATTTGTAAACACAGATTTAGAAACGGCAATGACTAGAAATAATAACCGACCACGTTCTCTACCAGATGATATGGTAGGTAAAATGTGGAAAGATGTTCAAAAGAACATTGGTAAATTCCAGGGTTTGTTCCGTAACCGTATGATTATTCTTGATAACTCTGAGGGTTCAGATATAGAAACCTCAACATTAGAAGCATTCAAGGATATAAAAAACTGGGCCTCTAAGGCTCCAGAAAATGCTATAGCAGTAAAATGGATAAAGGGCCAGAAAAAATGAATAAAGACGACCAGAAGATAGTAAAAGCTTTCAATGCTAAATGGAAGTATAGATTGGATTCAGAGCAGTATGGTATGAAAGATGCTTGGAAGATTATCTATTCAGAAGACGCAGCAGGTAAGTATGTAGGTGATTGTGAAGACTATGCATTGTCTGTTCTATATAGACTATGTGGAGAATCACACCTTAAAATGTGGTGGATGTTAATCACCCATCAAGCTGGTATTTGTTTAGTTGGCCCGAGTAAGTGGAAAGTATCCCATGCTGTATTAAGATACAAAGGCGAGTGGGTAGATAACTGGACCAAGAAGTTAGGACCTAAATCAGAAATAGAAAAGAATCATACATTCCATGCAGTTTTCGGACTAGGTTTTGCCTATATGACTGCTATTAAAATGCTAACAAGCAAAATAGTGAGGACTATAAAGAAATGAAAAAATTTAATGAAGTTAGACAAAGCATATTACCCGAAGCCTATAAACAGGTTGAAGTGGACTGGGATCAGGATCGACCAGATAGAGAATTGTCCGGTGATATCAAGGCTGACTTTGGTGTGTATGTAGACGGTTATAACAAAAAGAAAGGAACCCTTAAAGTTACCGGTTCTGAAAAAGAACTGATGAACTGGATAACAGATACCGATGACTTAGGCTTGGGGTTCGATAAAAGAACTGCGCAAGATATAATTAAAAAGGGTAAGAATGTAAAAGAATCGGTTGAAGTTGAAGAAGCAAAAAAATTAGGCAGCCGAGTGAAAATTACTAAAGGTCGCTTTGCTGGAAAAGAAGGCATCATTAGACAAATGGACAATGGCAAGTTTAAAGGTGCTGATAAGTCCTTCGATATTGATTTAGATGATGGTAAGGAAGCCAACGGAGTGCCTGGAAAAGATATCAAAATAGTTAAAGAATCAGTTGAAGTTGACGAAGCTAAAGCTCCGAAGATGAAAGGTGTTTCTATAAAGGGGTCTGAAGTCACGGGCCTAAGAGCTAAAGATGGTAAATTGTATAGTGCAAAACCACTAATTAGTGGTGGTAAACTATCATATAGGGTTGAAGATGAGTTTGGTGGATTCGATACTATCCCACTTAAAAAGTTTGCAGCGAAGTTTGGATAAAAATGTGCATAGTTTTTTAGAACATATTGATGAAAGATTCGGAATCTATGAGGGACACCACGTTCCCTTAGAACAGCCGATGATTGAAGCTACTAAAGATGAAGATGTTGAATTGAATCAGCCTAAGAGGGGCGGCACTAAGAAATATTATGTCTATGTTAAGAACGATAAAGGTAATGTTATAAAGATTCAGTTTGGAGACACAACTGGACTTACTGCTAAGATTAACGATAAGGGTGCAGCAAAGAGTTTTGCTGCTAGACATCAATGCGACACGAAGAATGACAAAACCAAGGCTGGGTATTGGGCTTGTCGCCTTCCGAAATACGCCAAACAATTAGGGCTAAAAGGTGGTGGATCTTACTTTTGGTAAACCGTACTGGGAAGATGCGGATATAAGAGAATTTAATCCGGATGCAAGTGACTCGGAATACGTCTGGCACCGAGATGCAGAAGATAGAGAAATCGAGATAATGAGTGGTGAGGGTTGGCAATTCCAAGTCCAAAATTGTCTCCCTTGGTTATTGAAAAAAGGAATGGTATTTGATATTAAAAGTTTTGAATATCATAGATTAATAAAAGGGGCCACCCCATTAAAATGTAGGGTTTTTAAACATGTCAACAGCACAAGATCAGAGAAATGAACAATCGAGTCGGCTTAATAGGATCGAAACTAAGCTCGATTCTATGTCTGATGCCATCATATCACTTGCAAGAGCTGAAGAGAAGATATCCACTCTTATGGATATACAAAAGCAGCAAGGAGCTCAAATTCTAGCAGTTATAAATAGAATAGAGACATTGGATGCTATGGTTAGAGATAACCAATCAACCGTAAATGTTATAAACAAGATATTCTGGATAGTATTGACAGCATCCGCTGCCGCTATTGCAGGAATGCTTTTCATACAATAGGAGAACTACTATGAAATTAAATGATGATATTACTATGAGCATTGCTGATTCTGTCAGTGCGGTGCTTGAAGGTAAAAAGATAAAAGAAGAAGAGGAAGTCACGTATCCCCATGATATGTGGAGTCCTGAAGGTAAGAAGGTTTCAGCTAAAGATGAAGCTGAACACAAAGACCTTATGGATAAAGGTTACACCCACGAAGCACCTGATGTTGACGAATCTCCCGAAGAGCCTAAAGCCAAAGGCGAGAAAGAGTTTAAAGGTAAGCACAAGGTTAAGAAGTCTGGTGATAAAGAAGACGGAACTGTTGTAAAAGAAGAGTCAGAAGAAGTTGCTGAAGGTGAATTACCTCCTGCCCTTAAAGCCGCTATTGCTAAGAAGAAAGCTAAAGACGGTGATAAGGATGAAGTTGAAGAAGATAAGCACGAAGACGAAGACGAAGACGAAAAGGAAGTTAAAGAAGCTGGTGACCCTCTTGAAGCTAAAGCAGTAAAAATTGCTAAAGAAATGGGCGGTGACATGACTGGTGCTGTTAAGAAGATCGAGAAGTTAAAGAAAGGTCTTTCAAAGGCTAAAGCAGTAGACGATGCTCTAAGACTTGCTAATGAAAGTGTCCAGTCTGAAGCTTCTGCAAAGCAAGAGAAGTATAAAAAATTCTTTCAGTCGGCTCTAAAGAAGTTTGGCGTTAAATCTCCTGCTGAATTAGAAGGCGATAAGAAAAAGGAATTCTTTGACTATGTTGACAAGAACTACGAATCCGATAATGAGGAAGACTAGTACCTAACCTACGGGTTATATATAATATATGATGAAAATATTTGATACATTGAATAGAAAAAACTTTGAGATGTTTGCAGCTCAAAACTACACCAATCCTGAATGCCTTGATGTAGAAGAGTTTAAGGAGGACTTAGCTAGATTTAAGTACCTCAAGCGATTACTGAGACGTTATGAATTAACCGGGGACTTACAGGAACGGTTAATATTGAATCACTTGATTGTGATTTATAACGTATTTGGTATCCCGTCGGCAAATAGAATGATAGAGTATAAGATTGAGGATATCCACTGGCCTTATATAAAACCATTCTTAGTGTTACTACATTATTTGCCCGAAGATTACAAGGTTGAGATACCTATGGATATTAACATAGTAGATACATTAAGGAAACTTTAATGGGTTTGATTTCAAGAACAGCAGATTTATTCTACGCCTTTAGATTCCTAAAGTTGTTAGTAACGCCGTGGGAGAAGACCGGTGCTTTTGAACAGGGCATCGTTGATAAAGATGGTAAGAACCTTAAGAAAGGTAGGGATCTTACTACACCCGAAGAGAAAGAAGTCTATACAGTATTTCATAGATTAGTATTTAATGTTAAAAGGCTACTGAATAAGTTGCCATTTGGTAAAACTAAGTTGGCATCTTATGCTACAGCACTGTTTCTAATTAAAGAAAACACAGGGCTAACGGAAGAACAAATTAAAAAGGTTTTGGATGAAGTACTCGAAGATATTGATGAGTCATTAAACGAATCCGTGTTTTTTGAAAAGAATGGTGTCATGAACCCAGGGCAATATACCTTAACTGAAAGTCTGTTTAGTGAATTAACGGGTGAAGCAATAGGAACACCCGGCGACAAGATAGTAATATCACACCACACTAAACCTATAGGTACCATGTTTGGTACTAACATCTATCAGGGACATCTGGCCAAAACTAATCAAGTGGCATACTTTAATACTGGAGAAATAAAAAAATGAAGGAGTTCAAAGAATTCAATACTTGCTGGGAGGATGCTGCGGCAAACTCTGTATCAGGTGCAGGAGTATCACTACCAGCTGATGCTGCTCCTAAGAAAAAGAAGAAAGCAACCTATGACGGCCGGACCAAAGAAGGTCGGAAGTTCGTTGAAAGAATGTTGCTAAAGCGCCAAGCTAATGCTAACAAAAAGGAAGCTCAAGCTCAGAAACAAAATCTAGCCTCGATTCAGGCACAAGCTTATGAAGCAGTGAAAGCAAAGCGATAAATTATGAGTAAAGTATTGATAGGAATTATAATCGCAATGGGTATATCAGGGTACTTTTATCATCAGTTCTCTATAGTACCAATGAAATTGCAATTAGCTGAACAAGCTAAGGTTATTCTAGCACAGGATATGAGAGAACAGGAACAAAAAGCTACGATAGAAGCTATAAAGGATAATTTAGAGACTACCTCTAAAGCTCTACAAGGTCAACAAGTTCAGAACCAAGTATATCAAAGTCAAATGACAGAGTATATGGATGTTTTCCGTAGACACAATCTCGGCCAACTTGCTAGTGCTAAACCTGGATTAGTGGAGAAGCGAATTAATAATGGAACAAAGGAGGTATTCAATGCGATTCAAGAAGATAGTTTGCGTATTAGCGCTCTTAACGATTAGTGGATGTAGCTTACTTCAACAAGCACCTCGTGAAGTTAAAATTGTAACTAAACCTATTCAGATTGATATAGTACAACCTGTACTACCAAGACCCATAAAGTTAAAAGAGCCCAAATGGTTCGTTGTTTCAGATGCTAAAATCATCGAAGGGTGTTTAAAGGATCCTGAAACTAAAAAGTCCAATTGTAAATTAGGCCGTGAAGATTTGTATCCAGAAGGTCACACATATTTTGACAAATTCGTAGATGATATCAAGAAAAGGCATGGTGGTGATATTGTATTCGTAGCAATGACAATTGCTGATTATGAGCTAATGTCATACAATACTCAAGAAATTAAACGATATATCAATCAGCTGGGTGAAGTGATAGTGTACTATAGGAATGTGACGATAAATGATAAGAAAGCTGCTGGGGTGGAAATTAAACTGGAGAAAAAGGATGGCGACGAATAATATACAAGAAACAATGACTGTATGGCAAAGGGCAGAACTGGCCGCCAAACTGTCAGCCATTGCATATATGGACCCTAAACCTGCAGCTGAAGCATGTAAAAAATTAGGATTTACCAATGCTAATTTAATCAGTGTTGATGGTGCTGAGGTGTTAGTGACTAAGGATAGTCATAACCTTTGGTTTGCATTCAGAGGTACAGAACCCGCTAAATTGAATGATGTATTAGCTGATCTTAAAGTTATTAAGAATAGTGCTGTCGCCGGTGGTAAAGTGCATGGTGGTTTCCAACAAGAAGTAGATGATGTATGGATGGAAATTGTAAAAATTCTAGATAAGAATAGTCAACTAAAGGCAACCAAAGATGTATATTTTACTGGGCATAGTCTGGGTGCTGCTATGGCTACCATTAGTGCCACACGTTATCAGCCTAAAGAACTCTTCACCTTTGGTTCGCCAAGAGTCGGAGGACCACTCTTTATAAAGAATATCAAATGTGATCATTACCGAATGATGAATAACAATGATATAGTATGTAGAATGCCACCAGCATGGTTAGGATTTGTACATCATGGTGAAATGATTTACTTTGATTGTGATGGTAATAAAGCCGATGGCCCATCATGGAGAGATTTCTTTAAGGGTATTGGTCAATCATGGAAACGTTGGAAGTTCTTTGATGGTGTAGTAGACCATGGAATGCCTAACTATGTACAAGCACTGAAGAAATTAGCCAAAAAGGGGAAGTAATATGTATTGGTTACTGATATTATCCCTAAAGTCTATCCTATCATCCGTAATCGGGTCATCATTCTATAATTGGTTCCAAGGTACTACAATAGGTATATGGTTCCAGAAGAAAGTAGACGCCTTTATGCAACACTTTGCTGTAAAGTACGATCTTGAGTTAGCCAAGAAAGATGCTAAATTCAGAAAGCAATACCCCGCGATGGCCGAACGTATCGAACTCCTCGAGAAAATCGCTCATCCACCATGTGGTCTTGATGGCTTCGATGGATACCAAGAGTTGGTTGATAGAATCGACGGAATTGAAGAAGACCTAGAAACCATATATAATATGGATGCCGCCCGTATAGCGAAATATATTACAAAAAATGTAAAATAACACTTTACATAGCAGTGGTTTTGTGATATAATATATACTATTAAACACGGGAATACAATGAATGGGACTAATATAATGCAAATCAACGTCACAAAGCGTGATGGCAACACTCAGGAATTCAACTTAGAAAAGGTACACAAAGTCCTTGAATGGGCGACTAAGGATATAACTGGAGTATCTATCTCAGAGATAGAACTAAAGTCCAATATCCAGTTGTTCGACAAGATTCCTGCGTATGACATACACGAACTACTAATCAAAAGTGCGGCCGAACTAATATCGGAACACACTGTTAATTACCAATTTGTAGCCGCTAGGCTAATCAACTATAAACTTCGGAAAGAGGTTTACGGGAAGTATGAACCTTGGACGTTGACTGATCTCATTGAGGCTAATATAACTCGAGGAGTATATGACAGTGAAATTATGGATAAGTACACTCTATCCGAGTTGCACGAACTTAATTCCCATATAAAACATGACCGGGATGATACCTTTACCTATGCTGGTATGGAACAATTTCGTGGAAAGTATTTGGTTCAAGATCGAAGAACTAAGACCCACTATGAAACTCCTCAGATGCTTTATATGATGGTCTCCGCTACACTATTCGCCGAATACCCAAAAGAAACCCGTTTAAAATATGTTAAGGATTATTATGATGCAATATCTCAATTCTATATCTCGCTTCCTACGCCGATCATGGCTGGTGTACGGACGCCGACCCGTCAGTTTTCGAGCTGTGTGCTTATTGAATCTGGTGACAGTCTTGATTCTATTAACGCTACTGCCACTTCAATAGTAAAGTATATCAGTAAGAAGGCTGGTATAGGCATCGGAGCTGGTTCGGTTAGAGCTAATGGTTCGAAGGTCGGCGATGGTTCTATAGTACACACTGGATTAATCCCATTCCTTAAATACTTCCAATCTGCAGTTAAGTCGTGCAGTCAAGGTGGTGTGAGAGGAGGTGCAGCAACAGTATATCTACCCGTTTGGCATTATGAATTTGAAGATCTAGTTGTTCTAAAGAATAATAAGGGAACCGAAGAGAATCGTGTTAGGCATATGGACTATGCATTCCAATTCAATAAACTGATGTATGAGCGCTTATTGACTGGTGGTAATATTACCTTGTTTGACCCTAGTGATGTCCCAGGCTTATATGAAGCTTTCTTTGCCGATCAGGATAAGTTTCAAAAATTATACGAGAGATATGAAAAAACCAAATCTATTAGGAAGAAAGTGTTAACTGCCTTGGAAGTATTCTCTCAGTTTCTAACAGAACGAAAGGATACTGGACGTATCTATTTAATGAATGTTGATCACGCTAATGACCATGGTGCTTTCATTGCAGAGAAGGCTCCAATTAGGATGAGTAATCTGTGTTGTGAAATAGATTTACCTACAACGCCCATGGATAACTTCAACGACGACACAGGTGAAATATCACTATGTACTCTATCTGCTATCAATTGGGGATTAATCAACGACCCATCTGAGTTTGAAAAATACTGTGATCTAGCCGTCCGTTCTCTGGATGAGTTATTGGATTACCAATCATATCCAATTGGTGCTGCAGAGAGGGGAACTATGAACCGTAGACCTCTTGGTATAGGTATTATCAACTTAGCTTACTTCTTAGCCAAGCGAGGCATGAAATATGACGAGAGCGCCTTTGATACAGTCGACCAATATGCAGAGGCGTGGAGCTACTATTTAATTAAAGCTTCAGCTAATCTGGCAGAAGAAAAGGGTAAAATTCCACTAAATAACGAGACAAAATACGCTGCTGGAGTTCTCCCAATTGATACATATAAGAGTGCGATAAATAATTTGATAGAGCATAATGAACGATTACCGTGGAACAAGCTTAGAAATCAACTCATAGAACATGGTATCCGCAATTCGACTCTCATGGCTTTAATGCCAGCCGAAACTTCCGCACAGATTTCTAACAGCACTAATGGTATAGAACCACCACGTGCGTTAGTGAGCTATAAACAGTCCAAAGATGGTGTCATGGCTCAAGTAGTTCCTGGGTATCATCACCTAAAGAATAAGTATGATCTGCTGTGGGACCAAACATCGCCGGATGGATACTTAAAGATTTGTGCTATTTTGCAGAAGTATATTGATCAAGGCATTAGTGTTAATACTTCATATAATCCAGCGCACTACGAAGACAATAAGATTCCTATGTCAGAGATGATTAAGGATACAGTCACGGCATATAAATACGGCCTGAAACAACTGTACTACTTTAATACCAATGATGGAGCTGGTGAGCATGAAGACATCCCTGACCTGCCTATAACTGAAATTGACGACGAAGACTGCGAGAGTTGTAAGATATGAAGAAAGAGAGAATCCCTCTAAAGGGTGGTGATGAATATGACGTACACACAGGGTGGCGTAAATTACTTCAGCCTCACAAAAACATGATAAAGAGAGCCAAACGCTCATATAACAAACGACTCAGACAAACAGGAAAAATTGATTATGGCAGTATTAAAGAAGAATAAAAAGTCACACCTTGAGAAAAATATGTTTTTAGACGAGCCGGTTGATATACAAAGATTTGATGAGCTAAAGTATCCGCAGATAGATAAAATTACGGAGAAACAACTTGGATTCTTTTGGAGACCCGAAGAGGTTGATATTTCAAAAGATAAGAAGGACTTTGAAAGTCTCACCGAACATGAACAACACATATTTACATCTAATCTAAAACGTCAAATCCTCCTTGATAGTGTGCAGGGAAGAGCACCTAATCTCGCATTTTTGCCCATAGTATCACTACCCGAAGTTGAGAACTGGATCGAAACGTGGTCATTCTTTGAGACAATACACTCTCGATCATATACACACATCATTAGAAACATCTATGCCAACCCATCTGTGATATTTGATGAGATGTTAAATGTCCCAGAAATAATGAATTGCGGCGAACATATTGCCAAATACTATGACGAGCTAATGTCTTGTAATAACACGGCCACTAAAACAATGGATCACAAGAGAGCTATATGGATGGCTCTACTGTCGGCTAATGCATTGGAAGGTATTAGGTTCTATGTATCCTTTGCGTGTTCATGGGCATTTGCTGAGTTAAAGAAAATGGAAGGCAATGCTAAGATTATTAAATTTATTGCTAGGGATGAGAATACACACCTTGCTGGTACTTCCATAATGATTAAGAAATTGTTACAGGAAGACCCAGACTACGTTAAAATTTCAAAGGAAATGGAATCGGATGCTATTGCATTATATGTGAGTGTGATCGAGCAAGAAAAGGAATGGGCCGAGTATCTATTTAAGGATGGGTCAATGATAGGCTTGAATGGTAAACTTCTATCAGACTATGTTGAATGGATTGGATGTAAAAGAATGAGAGCTATCGGACTACCTTGCCCATACACAACACCACAAGCAAACCCATTACCGTGGACTCAAAAATGGATTGGAGGTAGTGATGTTCAAGTAGCGCCACAGGAAACCGAAATTAGTAGTTATGTTACCGGTGGTGTAAAACAAGATGTTACCACCGAAACCATGGCAACTTTAAGTTTATAATTTAGGAGATAATATGCAAATTGCAATTTATAGCAAAGATAACTGTCCATACTGTGACATGGCAGTTAGAAAGGCTGAATCGTTACAAGATTCTAATAAAGCAGAATTTAAAGTATTTAAGTTAGGAGTCGACTTTACCAGAGAGCAGCTGTTTGAACTATTTCCTACTGCTAGGACATTCCCACAAATTATTATTGACGGCCAAAGTATAGGTGGCTGGAACCAATTTGAGGAGTACTGTGTTGGATATTGATGTACCCTTAACATGGAATATTGTATCCTGTGACCACTGCTTAAAAATGTCCTATATATCTATAGTGGACGAATGGGATACCGATGATCGGTTCTGCCCCAACTGTGGGATTGCGTCCAATATTAATGAGGATGCGTATGACTATCAAGACGACTTTGACTACAACCGAGAAGAGTAATAGCCCATGGCAATACGAAGGATCCGAATGGCAGCCGCCCGAAGAGTTCAGTCCAGACGACGCGTATGGAATGGTATACATGATAACGAACCGAGCAACATCACGAAAGTATGTTGGGAAAAAATTCTTCTGGAGTCAAAAAACATTGCCGATAACCAAGAAAAGGAAAAGGCGAAAGAAAACTTTAGTTGAATCCGATTGGAGAACATATTGGGGGTCGAATAAGCACCTAGTTGCTGATTTAGAAACACAGGGGCCAGATACGTTCTACAGGGAAATCCTACACTTATGTAAGGCAAAGGGAGAATTATCATATATGGAAGCTAAAGAACAGTTTGAGCGCGAGGTTTTACTCACAGAAGAGTACTATAACGGTATCATAGCTTGCCGAATAGGTGGCAGAACCGTTAAAAATTTATTAAAATAAGTGTTTACTTTTGCCCATTTATGTGATATAATATACCTATTATGAAAAACAATATAATTAAATTTCCAGCTTCGCGAATAGAACAGCGAAAACGAGATGAAGAAGAAATGGCAGTATTCTGCGCCGAAGAGTCCGCAGAGCTTGTTGCTTTCTTGCTAGAGGAAATCGATACCATATTGGTAGAAATCTCCGAACAAGGCGAACATACACCCTTTGATGACTTTGACTTCAGAAATGAAGATAACCCAGAATCTAAGGATATGTTTGTTATTGCTAATCTTATCAACGCGATGTTTTTAAGATACTTCGGCCTTGAACATTCAACACATATTGACCTAGATGATCTATTCCTTAAAATAAATGAGATGCATAAAAACAATGATACTACTTGATTATAGTCAGATCGCACTATCCAACATAATAGTGCAAAAACTTAATGATGAAAACATGATTCGACATATGATCCTAAATTCTATTAGGATGTACAATAAACGTCACCGAGCAGAGTATGGTCAGATGGTGATTTGTGCCGACGGTATGAACACTTGGCGCAGACAATACTTTCCCGAATACAAAGCAAAACGCAGGAAAGGTAAAGAAGAATCGACTATGGATTGGAACGAGATATTCCGTATTGTAAATCTAGTCCGTGAAGAGATCCAAGCTAACTTACCGTACAAGGTTATCCACATAGAAGGCTGTGAGGCTGATGATGTTATCGGTGCTCTAGCTATGGAAACACAAGAGTTTGGTAAGGGTGAACCCGTTATGATCATTTCATCTGATAAAGACTTTATCCAACTGCAACGTTATAATAACGTAAAGCAGTGGAGTCCTATTCAAAAGAAAGTTGTCACAGATAAGAACCCACGAACATATCTCTTTAATCACATTATGCGCGGTGATTCGGGTGACGGTATACCAAATGTATTATCCAAGGATGCTACATTTATTACCGAAGGCGCTAGTCAGACACCATTAAGACAGACGAAAGTTGACCACTGGATGGAAAATGCTGATGACCTCAAAAGTCATATGACCGAAGAGGAGTACAGAAACTATCAAAGAAATAAAACTCTTATTGATTTGACAGAGATACCAAATGCTGTACAACAAAACATTATAAATACTTTTGAAGGGCAAAAACTGCCCATGAAAATGAAAGTACTAAACTATCTAATTAACAAACGATGCACACATTTGATTGAAGTCGTAGAGGAATTTTACAATGTCGAATAAACTAAGAATATCTGAAGTACTAACTTCAGCAGGAAAACTACTAACCAAAGCCGAAAAGGTTAAGTATCTCCAAGATAACACATCACCCGCATTGCGGGATATCCTAAGGATCAATTTTGACGATGATATTATCTCATTATTGCCTGAAGGATCACCACCATATAAAGTTGACGAAGCCCCTGATGACAGTAGTTGGTCAGATCTCCACAGAGAGTATAAGATGTTTGCATACTTTTTCAAAGGTCCGTATTCGTCAATGAAACAGAGCAAGAGAGAGTCGATGTTTGTCCAGTTGCTAGAAAAGCTGCACCCAAGTGAAGCTGCATTAGTTTGTGCTGCAAAGGACAAGTCGATAAAATACAAAGGTATCACGAAAATCATGATAAAAGATGCTTTTCCTAACCTTTTAAAACTATAACACCCTAACCCAACTGGAGGCAATGCCTATTTAACAATCCCTTACATTATGATAGAGTTCAATTAACCATGAGGAGGAACTATTATGGATGTACAAATTGAAAGGCTTCGGAAAGACCAACGAGAAGCTATATACTATCAAAAGAAACTGAAACGAAAAGGTAAAGATACTCTTGCTTATAAAATAGGTAAGAAAATCGAATACATGAGTCAGTACATTGAACAAATGGATTCAATAAAGGGAGACTAGAAGAACGGCCGCGAACATGACTATGACACACTTCAATAATACATATAGACCATTGCCAAAAGCGTTAACAATTAGAGAAAGTGGTGTCCATGGTCTCGGCTTATTTGCTATAGAAGATATAGCAGAAGATACAAATTTAGGATTGCTTAGGATTTACATAAATGATGAGTGGATACGAACTCCACTCGGCGGGTTTATAAACCACACAGAAAATCCTAACTGCAGTGCTATTGATTATCCAGATCAGTATAGTGATCTAGAAACGTGCTACTTATTCACCACACGCGATATTGAGGCTGGTGATGAAATACTATTAAAATATAGTATGAGCGAATATGATGATGTTGATCTATTTGAACTTTATGATTTAATGCAAGGTGCAATTGATGAAAGAAATTAAATATGACCCAAAAGAAATAGCTAATTCAAAGCGGATCTTTAAGTCAGCAACACCTAAACATACCACTGATTGGTATATTAAATGGGTTGCATCAATTTTCGTATTAAGCGCGATGTCAATTAGAGGCATTGACGGATTACAAATGGTAGACTTAGGCTTATCAGCTTGTGGTATAGCGCTATGGTTATGGGTATCAGTGCTATGGCATGATAGAGCTCTAATCATATTAAATGGCGTTGGATTGATATTTTTATTAAAAAACTTGTTATCTACTATTTACATTTGATCGGAATTGTGATATAATATACATTATGAATATTTTTATACTTAATGAAGACCCCGTTATTGCGGCCCAAGAGCAGTGTGACAAACACGTAGTTAAGATGATTGTCGAGTCTGCACAAATGTTATCTACCTCTCACCGAATGTTAGATGGTGTTATGGAACGTAGAGCTTCAAAATCAGGTAGTATGTTACAGTACTTTTATCTGGAGAACGCTTTAGAGAGTCAGCTATACAAGGCCTGTCACCATAATCATCCATGCTCTATATGGGTACGAGAATCCTCTGCAAATTACCAATGGTTATATGACCACTTTATGGCTCTATGTCATGAATATACCCACAGGTATAACAAGATTCACATGACCCAAACTAAGTTGGAATCAATATTGTCTAACAAACCTAACAATATTCCACACGGACCACTAACCCCATTTAAGTTGGCAATGCAGAACGAGCCTCAGTGTATCACTGAGAGCCCTGTAGAGTCATACCATAAATACTATGTAACTAAGAAGTCCAAGTTCAATATGACATGGACAAATAGGCTAACGCCGGGATGGTTTAAACATGCCAATGTATGATTTTAAGGATTTAACATCGGGTGAAATATATACCAAGATGATGTCTATTGCTGACATGGAAGAACACGTTAAGGATAAGAATATCCAACAAGTTATAGCGGCTCCGAAATTTATTTCAGGTAAAGACGGATCGGTTTTAACTAAAGCCGGAAATGGCTGGAAAGAAGTACAACAAAGAATACAAGCAGGAATGCCCCCAAAAGACCGAAATAGGATAAACACTAAATGAGCCAAAAACCATCACGGTTAAGATATGAACATTTGACCAAGCTAGACCCATTAACTAAGGCACAGAAAACTGTATTTGCATCATACAAAGAAGGTTTTAATATGGTACTTTCAGGCAGTGCCGGTACGGGTAAAACCTTTATCTCAACGTATCTAGCTTTAGAGGATATTCTGGGTAGTAAAGAGAAATCTAAGCTCATCATAGTTCGCTCTGCTGTACCAACACGTGATATGGGTTTCTTACCCGGGACGTTGGAAGAGAAAGAGGAAGCATATAAGGCTCCATATAAAGCTATTCTACAACAGTTGTTTGAAGATGGTAATGCTTGGACTAAACTAGAAGCAGCTGGCGCCATAGAATTTTTAACTACATCATTTGTGAGAGGTATCACATTATCCGATTGCATTGTGATGATTGATGAATCACAGAATCTAACCTATCATGAATTATGTTCGGTGATTACTAGGTTAGGTAATAACACACGGCTCATTATGTGCGGGGATTATTACCAGACAGACTTTGGTAAACAAAGCGACAAGGAGGGGTTGGAGAAATTCACTAAGATTCTAACCAATATGAAATTATTTGACCATGTTGAATTCACGTGGGAAGATATTGTGCGAAGCGGTCTTGTGAGAGACTTTATTATGACTAAGGAACTGGTAGAAAATGGGAAACTTTGAACATGAAACAATTGATTTGGGTTACACAGATTTGGTCGCTACGACTGCAGCCACTGGCAGAACATATGCCGCTCCTACTGGTGTCAATTTTCCTTCTGTTACTACAGTACTTTCAATACTGAGTGAGGACCACATAAGAGCATGGCGAGCTCGGGTCGGGGAGAAAGAAGCCAATAAGATATCACGAAGAGCTTCTACTAGAGGAACATCAGTTCATGCAGTATTGGAACGATATGTAGACAACGAAGAGGATTACTTCAAAGATGCTAATCTTATTGTTAAATCTAATTTTGCCGAAGTCAAAGATATACTCGATAAACGATTAACAAAGGTCTATGCTCAAGAAGCTGCCTTATACTCAACCCACCTTGGTGTTGCTGGTAGAGTTGATTGTGTAGGTGTATGGGATGGCGCGAATTCTATCATTGACTATAAAACAGCAGCTAAACACAAAAAGAAGGAGTGGTGCGAGGGGTACTTTATACAAGAGACTGCTTATGCCATTATGTGGGAAGAAAGGACTGGTATGCCAATTACTCAATTGGTAACCCTAATTGCAGGCGACGAAGGTGCTCAAGTTTTTATTGAACACCGTGATAACTGGAGCAATAAGCTATTAGAAACAATTGCGGAATATAAGCGCCGCAAGCTCTTCGGCCGATAATACGTCATTTATTTTCATTTATTTTCAAAAAACACTTTACTTTTGGTGCTAAGTGTGGTATAATGTACCTATAAATTAAATAAACGGAGAGATATGCCCTTGAAAGAAAATATAATATTGGTTGACTGTGATGGTGTACTATGTGACTGGGAATACTCATTCACACAATGGATGCATCACCAGGGAATACCCACAATGGACTCAGAACAATATGATGTTGCTAAGAGGTTCCATTTAGAAGTTAATCTAGCAAAGAGACTAGTAAGACAGTTTAATTCATCCGCGGCCGTAGCATTTCTACCACCACTAAGAGATGCTGTTTATTACATGAAAAGACTCAATATGTTACATGGATATAGATTCCACTGTATCACATCATTGAGTAGTGATAAGTATGCACAAAGACTAAGATATCAAAACCTAGACCTACTATTCGGAAGAGAATTGTGGGACGAAGTGATATGTCTAGAATGTGGCGCTGATAAAGATGAAGCCCTAGAACCATACAGAGATACTGGTTGTTTCTGGGTTGAAGATAAAGTTGCAAATGCCGAACTCGGTGTTGAATTGGGTCTTAATTCAATCTTAGTAGCTCATGAACATAATGCTCAATATAAGGGTGATATTCCAAGATTCTATAGGTGGAAAGAAATATATAAACACATCACTGGAGAATAGTATGAAACCTTGTAAGATAATTCAACTACTAAGATCTGATAATAGTAAACTGTTTAAGCAGGCTGTAGTGTTGGATAATAAAGATAACGAACAGTTTATCGAAGGCCTTAAGTATGCCTTAACTCCGTTGATCACGTACGGTACTAAAGATGTTCCGGCCATAATAGACCACTATCGAGCTTACACTTACAACGAAGAACTTTCAGAATCAACATGGCCTAGGTTTAAAGAACTGTTGGATAAGTTAATCAGTAGAGAACTCACGGGTCATGCTGCAAGAGATGCTATTGCAAAAGTAGCCCAAGGGTGTTGCAGTGATACATGGAATGATTGGTATAGGCCGATTCTCCTCAAGGATTTCAAGGCCGGATTTTCGGAACGCACCGTCAACAAGATGATACCGAAGACAATCCCTATCTGGGGTTGTATGTTGGCTCATGATGGGACTAAAAATGAAAAGACAATGGCCGCACTCACTAAGACACTAGTTGAATACAAGTATGACGGCATTAGATGTATTGCTATTGTTCAGAATAACAGTTGCACCCTTTATAGTCGGAACGGTAAGATACTAACAAACTTTCCTCACATCGAAGAAGAGTTTGCTGCCAGTGGGTGTAACAACATGATGTTTGACGGTGAAATCATGAGTGAGAATTTCCAAGAACTTATGAAACAAGTCTATAGAAAGACCGACGTAGATACTACCGATGCCTACTTTGCAGTATTTGATCAGTTGCCACTTGATGAATATAATGCTGGTAAGGGAACTCTGCCTCAACTAGAACGAAAGAACAAACTAGCTCTGGCAAACATATATTGGTCAACCTTTGGTGAAATTTCTAAAGCAATAAGATATGTTAAACATCAGGAAATAGACTTCTCAACAGACGAAGGCCAAGCAGCCTTTAAAGCTATGAATAAGAAAGCTCTGGCAGAGGGATATGAAGGCTTGATGATTAAACCAAGTGACGGTTTGTATGTCAATAAGAGATCAAAGGCATGGTTAAAAATTAAACCAGTCATTGAGGTTACACTAACCGTTATGGATGTAGAAGAAGGCCAGGGTAAGTTTGAAGGAACAACTGGTGCTCTTGTATGCGAAGGTGTAGACGATGATGTTCTTATTGGTGTCAATGTTGGTTCAGGCCTATCCGATGAAATGCGAGAATCCATTTGGAATAACAAAGATTCTGTTATAGGTCAGTTAGTAGAAATAAGAGCTGATGCTATTACTCAGGCAGAGAGTGGTGAATATAGTTTAAGGTTCCCTAGATTTAAGACATTTAGGGGGTTTGAAGTGGGTGAAAAATTATAAATAAAGTGTTTACTTTAGTATCAAAGTGTAGTATAATAACAGTATAAATTAAATAAATGGAGTAAATTATGACACAACCAGTAAAATTCATTAATGACGGAAGATATTATGGCATGCCAAAGGATTCTACCGTAGTATGGAAACCTAAGATATATGCTGCTGATAAGTTCGACTATGATAAGATTAAGGCAAGAGTAGCAGACCTGAAAGAAATGAATAACAAGCAAGGGCTTGAAACATTAACACGAAACCTCGAAAGGGTCTGCAAAGATAATCCAGGCGTATTTGATGATTTCTTAGAATTAGTAAAATAGGGGGCGTTATGCCAATTAAATTTAAACCAAGTCAAACCGTAAGACTGAAAGCAACGTCAAAGAATTCTACTGAACACTTCTATATGAAGTCAACTGAGACTTCAACATTGCAAACGGCTTATGATAACGGAAACACTACGCCTAAATCGCGGCAGAAGATCCGAAATGAATTAACCAAGCGCGGGATCATGTAATGTCCAAGGGAAGTACGCACGGCGGCAAAGGTTCAAAACAGCGGCCTGGCAAAAACTATGCCGATAATTATGATACTATATTCGGGAAGAAGAATCCTGTAAAAAAGAATATGGATAAGCTTCATAGGCCGGTAACTCACCCAGATGCATCCAAGTATGATAGAAAGTCATACAAGGATTCAATGGCAGCACACAATGACCTTAACTGGGATGGCAATTAGGTAATTAACTCTTATAAATAACTAATAGGAGATTATATATGGCAGATTTATTAGATTTCGACTTTGGCTTTACTGCTGTCGATGAACACGAATTAGAAGCAGTGCAGACTAGTCAAGTTTTTGCAACTGAAGCTTCAGCTAATGTGCACGAATTAGAAGATAAACTTAATAAGCTTTATAATTCCATACTACCACTCCTGTCTAATTTAAAAAA